TTTGCGTCTTACATCGGTTCCTGCCCGGTCTTCTCAGCGTACACAGCTTTGACGAAGTCTAGTCCTGTGTGCCTCGAGGTTCCGGGGCTTCTCGCCAGTAGTCCTTGGTTGAACGTCCCACCAATTGGACGCTTCCCAAGCTTGCCGCCGAGGCGTGTCGGCATCATGAGCCCCCTCATGCTGGACTCAGTCTTCCACGCTTCGTACGCCCCGCCACACTCACGGTCGATACGGGCGTCCTCGATGTCCTCGAGGCTCACGACTTTTTTACCCACGATTACCCTCCTGGGTTAGAGCTAGAACAATATGATGGATGGTACATTGTTGCCGTCCATGTTTAAGATGTACTGTTTCTTGGTGCTGGGTGCTAGTTTGTTTATGCGCTACATTTCTGCGCTGTTTCTATTATATAGCAGCCCCATATTCGTCTACAAGCGGTTCGTCCGGGGATCTCTTATGGGGCTCTTTATTCTAGGGGGACATTTGCGTACTGGTTACGGTATTGCTCCTCCTCAATGCGCCACAGCTCCTTCTGTCCGTCACGGTCCTCCTTCGTCCTGCAAAAGCGGAACTCGACAGCTTCGACGGAGTGCGTACTGAGGTATCTGGTTACTACGAACCTATCCAGCACGTTGGCCCTGTTATGGAGGAACACCACGAACCTCGAGCGTGGCTGATCGAAGTCGTGCCCACGTGTTGCCACGTGCACTCTTCCATCAAGCCATACGTCCCAAGGGTACTTCGAAGCCCTGCCGGACCGCGAAGGGTACATCCTTACGAGGGTCGAATTCGGTTCCCGTGAGGTAGTAAGGTCGGTAGGTAGGGCATTCTCCCGGGAAGTAGGAAGGTAGCTATCTTCGACCTCATTTCCCGGCGCGGTTGGTGCGTTCAGCGTGGCAATGAGCTTGTCGATATCGTACTCATCGTCCGGATCAGTCATTTTGGTTACGCTCCTAGTAGGTTTGGGTCAGGTTTGGCACGGGATTTTGCGATCTCTCTCCCATAAGGTAATTATACCGGGAGTAAGTAAGGGAACGCAAGGGGGCGATTTTCGGGTCATAAACAAACACGTGTATATGTGATGAAGTCTAGACAAATCGGCCCAGTACCTATGCAAAACCTATGCCAAATTCCTTTGTCATCTGAGCTCCCGTTCCAACTCCCTCCCTCCCTCCCTTTTACACCTTATACTAAAAAATTATTGGTAATAGATATAGTAATAGATATAATGAGACTAGGATAGGGTGCAAAGTGGAATTATTGCCGGGCCTTATTATACCCCTAGCTTAGAGTTTAAGGTTTTAAAGTGTACCTCAGTACCTTACTTACTACCGTAAGGTAGCTACTTCGCCTCGCCCTCCCCGTACCGAATTTCGCCCCCAATGGTACTGGCGAATGGTGCGGATTGCTCCAGGCCCTGTGTAGGCAGAAACGCCCCGACCCGTGGTCCTAGACACCGGTGATAGTACCCGGTCGCCGCCGTGGTTGCTCCCTGTCTAACCCCGTCCGTCTAAACCACCTGTGGATTGGACCCTCCGAACGCAGGTTAGCCATCTGGAGGGTACCCGAATATCCTAATGGTGAGCAGACGGGGGTCTGGGACCCCAGGGTGCACTGGGTACCATTTCCACCGGTGTCGGGATCTTAAGTTGTCAAGGTACGATTTTTGATCTTGAGAGCATAGTCCGTACACGTTCGTACGGTGCTAGGCACTCATGGAGGGGATCCTACGGGGGTACTACTTAGTTACTAGTACCTCCTAGGACTTGTCGACCATCAGCTCATCGATGTCGATGACCAGCTGGTCTGGGTTGGTTGCGCTTCCGACCTTGATCTCGATTCCGTTCCGGACGCAGTACCGGATGAGGAACTCCATCACCTCAGCCGAGGTGATCTTGCGGAGTGACGCCCCGAAGATCTTCTCTCCCGGAACCAGGAGTCCGTTGCGGGAGTAGTTGTACATCATCTGCGGGCGGATCTTGTCACGGCCGGCTGCAACCAGGATCTGGTTCAGGACGGTTGCCACACCGAACTGGGTGTAGCTCTCCTCCGTGACGAGCTCCTCGAGAACCGTCAGGTAAGCCGTACGGGTCTCGTCGTCGATCTGGATTTTGGACATGGCGGTTTCCTTCCGTAAGGGTTGATGTTGCCTAACCCCGCAGGATCCCCTTCATGACTGCCTAGTACCTAACCCTCCCCTACTTTCACCCCTCCCCCCTAGTTCGTTCCAGAACCGGATGTTCTGTACCAACCTGTGGATTGGATGACAAATCCGCGTGTAGCGAGATTTGCTATATAAGTCGATGACTTTTCGTCTTATATAGTCATAGAGTAGGATATAGCCTAGTAAATCATGCCATATCATACTTTTTGCGACAATATCCGAGATTATGCGCTTTTATACGCATATGTCGTATCAAATCGTACTATTTATCGCAATAGCATGATTTGTCTGTACTTGTCATAGTAAAACATGACTTACATACAGATCTACGTCGATTCTGCGCTATTTCCTGCTTTTCGATGATTAAATCGATTACTTCAAGACTTAACCGTCTTTTTGACGGAAAATCCGTCAATTCCATGCTTTTTACTAATTTACTCGCATATGTCATAGTAAATCCTCTCAAATCGTCTTAAATCGACATAAACTACGACATACGCGCATAGAAGCGCATAATCTCGGCTAAATCGTATCAAATCGACTTAGAAGCGCTTAAATCGCGCTATTTCGTATCTTACTTACATTTACACTCTTTTGTCGCGTTTAGATCGATTATTTCGTAGTTTTCGCACTCTTCGCAGTAGATATGACGTTCTATCATCGTATCTACTACTATAGCTAGATAACTACAGTTTTTGCAGTAAATCTCATCTCTTACTGTCTTAATTCGCATTAAATCTCCTTATCAGATGATTTAGTGCGATTTAAGCGCTTTTAGGTCGATTTGATACGATTTTGTCGCTTTTAAGTTATTAAAGAACGATTTCAGATGAATTTCGCCGACTTAATACGATTTTCGCGTATTTGTTTCGTTTTCATCTGATAACTATATTATATGCTGTTTAGCACGATTTGGCGCGTCCCGTGGGTCAGAATAGCAAGCAGATGGATTTCAGCTTAGACGTTTGTTAGACTTAGCTGTAGAGCTTTTATCATAGACGCTCATTCCTCAAGTCTAACAGCAGTCTAAGCAGATTAGACGTTAATTAGACTCTCTTGCTAGCAAGCAAATCAGCCTCGTTGGGTACCGACAAGATCTAAGTGAGCTAGTTAGTGTTCGCATAGGCTTAAAATGCACACAAGACAGACAAGATAGACACAAAGTAGTAAGTGTTACTAGTATATACTGACTTGTTGCGGCATTTAAGCGGAATAGCGTACAATCAGAGTAGAAGAACGTACCTTGGGAGACGCAATGGCTGACCTTGACGACAAGGACTGGCTGCCTGACTCGGCGCTTGAGGCTCTTCAGATCGAGCGCACGGTGCAGCCCGACATGACGGATGAGGAACTTGCTCGCAAGATCCTGATGACGGCGGCTCCTATGGCCGCGCAGTCGGTTGCGCACCTCAGTGTACACGCTGGTGCGGAAAGCGTGAGGCTCGCCGCCGCTAGGTACATCATCGACGGCATCGTGGGCGGCGGCTTCAAGACCACTGGTGGCACGGATGACCTGCTGCTGGCGCTGGTTTCCAGGCTCGAAGCGAATGACCCTGAGAGAGCCCCCCAGTTCTAGAGCAGTATCGACAAGTCAAGATCCAAATGTGCCGCCCTGTGGGTTAGTGAGAGCCTGGGAGCGCGGGTATATCAGGGGAACAACATTGAGGCGTGGATGAAGTGCTGATGAAGAGGAGGCGGAATGCCGAATCAAACGGCGGTTGCGGGTGATACTGTTCAGTACCGCAATGCGGCTGGGGAGACGCGGAACGTCCAGGTAGTTGGGACGCAACCTGCTGCGCCTGCTGCTGGCGACTTCACGGTGGCGAATAGCGGTACTGGTGGCACGCTTGGTGCTGCGACGTACAGCTACAAGATCAGCCAGGTTGTCAACGGCATCGAGGGGCCGCCGGTTGCCGCTGCGAAGACGACCGTGGTTGGGGCCGGTTCGACCAACAAGTGCACGGTGAGCTTTCCGAACGCAACAGCGACCAGCGTCTACCGTGTATACGGTCGGACGGGTGGTTCGGAGCTCCTGATCGGGCAGACAACGGCCGGCGCGACGACGTTTGACGATACGGGCTCGGTCACACCGGCAGGGGCGCTGCAGACCGCTGACGGCCGCATTGCCGTTGTGACGTACACTGGCGGTGTGCCGGCGACGGTGCAGGCGGGTGTGCTCAAGGCCACGTCGATGAAGGGCACCAACGTCTACTTCAAGCGGACGTGATCGACGATGGGTGGCGACTGACATGCCAGTGTATGGGAACAGCAATGACCCGAACAACGGCTTGAAGGCAGCCAAGAAGGCGAAGCCGAAGAAGACTGCGAAGCGGGGAATGAGGTTTGAGATGACTGAACCGGTCACGAAGCGCCAGAAGGCGGCCGCGGTAGCTACGAAGAAGACGCCGCGCAAGGTCATTCCGGACGCGCAGCCGACCAAGCGCCAGCGCAACCAGGCAGCCATGAAGGCCACGAGGGCAGCGGCACGGGGGTACTGATGCCTACATGGGGATGGCTACTGGTGGTAGCTTCCGCTGCCATTGTCGGGGGCGTTGTCAGCGTAGCCTGGGTCTTGTACCGCTTTGGAAAGGGGCTGAGGTTCTGATGGCCTGGTTGCGCAAGATCAATCGCCACGTCCAGGTCTACGTGACGAAGACGGTAGGCGGCAACGCAGCCTACCAGAAGGTCATGCCTGGCACGATTACAGCGCTCGGGGCAGGTGAGCTTGTGACCGTGCGCATAGGTCATGGTGGGCAGACGTACGCCAACATCGATCGACGTACGGACGTCGACGAGAACTTGGCGGCAGTGAAGTACATACCAGCGTGACGTAATAGCCATCCTCTATATTATAAGTGGTTGGAGGGGTAGGTAGTCATGAATAAGGTAGCGGAATACGCCAAGGCAGTAGCGGCGCTCTTGGTGAGTGCGTTCGGCTTGTACCAGGCCGCCAAAGGCATTGACACACCTGCTGGTGCCGGCGTAACGTCCGACGAATGGCAGAACATCGTGTTCACCAGCCTGCTAACCGGCTTTGCGGTCTGGGGCGTTCCGAACGCTGTGAAGATGCTACCAGGCAACACGGTCACGAGCACCTTCACCGCTACGTCTGCACCTGAGCCTGCACCGCAGCACGCCTTCGACGATGGAGTTGCAGGCCACTGATGCTGAGCAAGCAGAAGTACTTCGAGCTCGTGGGATATGTGCCGCACCCCAAGCAGGCACTGTTCCACAACTCGACTGCCCGCTTCCGCGTTCCTTGTTGTGGCCGACGCTTCGGTAAGTCGCACATGGCCGGCAGGGACGCAGGAGCGGAGCTCTTCTTGCCCAAGCGTCGCTACTGGATCGTGGGACCGACGTACGACCTGGCCGAGAAGGAGTTCCGGGTAATTTGGGATGACCTCATCGTAGGTCAGAAGCTTGGACTAGACAAGCGCGTGAAGAAGGCGTACTCCAAGCGCAGCGGGGAGATGTGGATTGAATTTCCTTGGCAGACCCGGATCGAATGTCGAAGTGCAGACCATCCGGAGAACTTGGTTGGTGAGAAGCTCCACGGGGCCATCATGTCCGAGGCCGCGAAGCACCGTAAGGATACTTGGGAGAGATTCATCCGCCCAGCCCTTGCTGACGCTCGTGGTTGGGCTTCATTTCCGACGACTCCGGAGGGCTACAACTGGTTCTACGACATCTGGTCGTTTGGACGTAATCCGGACCCGGTCTACAAGGACTACGAGTCTTGGCAGTTCCCGAGCTGGGACAATCCGTACGTCTACCCAGAAGGTCGTGACGACCCGGAGATCGCGCTCATCAAGGCAACGGTTTTGCCAGCCTTCTTCGACCAGGAGATCGCAGCAGCGTTCAATGCCTTCGTCGGCAAGATCTACGAGGAGTTCAACGAAGTTGATCACGTACGTCCGGTGCGTTACAACCCGGCGTGGCCCAACTACATAGCGTTCGACTGGGGTTTCACGAACCCGCTGGCTGCGATCGAGTTCCAGGTGGACCCGTGGGGACGGGTGTACATTTGGCGGGAGCATTACGAAGCTGGCAAGATGTTGTCGACGCACATCCACCAGCTCAAGCAACGCCAGCAGCCCCCCGGCTACAAGATCGACCTCGCCTTCGGTGACGCAGCCTCGCCTGAGAGCGTGATGGAGGTCAGCGAGAAGCTCGCACCCTGCTACGCTGACCCACGCTCTAAGAGCGGTACTGCGAAGGTGACGAACGAGTCAATGGGACGTCATTCGTCGCAAAGCGGATGGCGGGAGGGGATCGAGCTTGTCAAGTCTTTTCTTCAGACCCGTGAGATTGGAGTCGCCGATGAGTTCGGGACACCAATCTTCGAGCCCTGGCTTTTCATTGATCACGCCTGCACGAACACTATTCGTGAGTTCAACAACTACAGGGCGCCTGATACCGGTAAAGGTGACCGGAACCTCCGAGAGTCGTCCAGGCCATTCGACGATCACGCACTTGATGCAATCCGCTATGCCCTGATGCACATCTTCAAGCTCGGGGCAACAGCCAAGCTGAGTGAGATCTACAACCACGACGAGCTCCAGCGTGCATCTGACAGCATATTCGACCCAGGCAACACCTCGAGCTTCTTCCGGGATCAGCTTTTGCGGTTCTAGATTTCGGTCGCAACTAGTACTTTGCGGCCCTGTGGGATGTGGAGAGACATGGATCGCGAGTTGGCGCCCGAGTATAAAGGTAACGGGTACTATCGTGGCTACGATCGCGATGCGTTTATGCTTCGGAAGTACGGTATCACTGCGCAAGGATACGCCGAGTTATTGTTCTTGCAAGGTGGTGTTTGCAAGATTTGTAAGGGGCCTGGAAAGGCTTACGGACGTCTCGTGGTAGATCATGATCATGAAACAGGTGTGGTTCGCGGTCTACTATGCAATACATGCAATGCAGGTCTCGGCCAATTCAAGGATAGTGTCGAGCTCCTTGAGGCTGCCCTTGCATACTTGAAGGAGGCGCAGTGAGCGCGGTTGACGTGGGCAGCGACGGCCTCACCGAATGGCGTGAGGTCTCTCTTCGCGAGGTACTGTACACACATGACTTGGTCGGAGCGCAGACTAGCGGTCCGAACAATAGTGCGTACATCATTGTTGCTGAGCGACCGGTAGGCGAAGCACACAACGGCATTCGCCTAGCTGGTGTGCCTGACATTGCGCCCGGTCAGGCGATATCCGAACTTGGGTACACTTCGATGAGTCCATGGACATCGTGGACGCGCGAGGAGCACATTCCCGAGCTTCGGGATCGACAAGGAATTCGCAAGTACTACGACATGAAGCGGAACGATGGGGCGATTCGGGGAAGCCTTCGTCAACTTAAGACTCCGATCCAGGCAGCTCGCTGGTTCGTCGAGCCTGCTTCCGACTCTACGATTGACAAGAACATCGCGGAGTTCATCTCGAACTGCTTCTTTAAGTGGCTGAACGTTACGTGGGATCGTGTTCTTGACGACGTGCTGCTCATGTTTGACTATGGCTACTTCGTCTTCGAGAAGGTCTACACGTTCAACAAGAAGGGTCAGCTCATCCTGAGGAAGCTAGCTCCTAGGCATCCTCTGGACATTTCGGAGTGGGTTTGGGACGATAAGGGCGGACCTGCCGGCATTGTTATGGAGCCATACGTCCCTTATGGGTACAACTTCCAAACAACGATTCCGAGTCCTGATCCAGTATCAGGATCGCTTGGCCCGTTCATCCCGATCAAGAAGCTGGCCATCTTCAGCCTCGAGCCTGAGGGTGGCGATCTACGAGGCCTGTCGATACTCCGTAGTGCCTACAAGCATTGGTACTACAAGGACACGTTGTACAAGATCGATGCCATCCAGAAGGAACGTCACGGCATTGGTATTCCGGTGATTGTACTTCCTCCCGGATTCTCTATCGAGGACAAGAAGCTTGCTGACGAGCTCGGACGGAATCTCCGGACGAACGATCGTGCACACATCGTTATTCCTTCGAACTGGCAGATCATGTTCGCCAAGCTCGAAGGCCAGCCGGTGTCGTGTATCGAGTCGATCGACCACCACAACACGCAGCTGCGAGAGAACATCCTCGCGCCATTCATGGGTGATTCGGATCCCGGCGAGACTTCGGTGGATATGTTCTTCAAGTCCACTAGGTACCTGGCGGGTAGCGTGGCGGAGATCTTCAACCGTCACATCATTCCGCAGTTGGTCGATCTGAACTTTAGTCGTGGCGAGTACCCGATGCTCCGAGCTCGACGGATTGGCGAGTGGAACGACCTACGCACGTGGTCGTTCGCCTACCGGAACTTGGTGGGTGCGAATTCGATCCAGCCGGACGACCCGCTGGAGGACTTCCTGCGCGAGGAGCTCGACCTCCCGGCGCGGGATCCAGCCACGGCACGGGTCGTAGCAACTCCACAGGCACCCGGCGATGATGCGCCTGGTGATACTAATGCGCCGGGCAAGCCGAAGGCGCCGAAGGCCGGTCCTCCGAGGCAAGGGAAGCCAACAGCCAAACCACCGGCCGGGAATGCTGGTCGTGACGGTTCGGGAGGAGGTTAACAAGCGTAACTAGTATAGAAGGACTTGTTGAGAGTCCTACGTGTCCTAGCTGATAATCAGAGTAGTACTCCGTGGTAAGAAGGGGTTGGCGTGGGCAAGGACTACGGCTGGTGGGTAGACCTCTCGAAGGTCGAGCTGAGTGATGCTGCTGGTACTAAGTCCAGCTGGGTCCACGCTCTGCCCGTCGGGACCTATCAGCATCCGCTGCATGGAACGTTGGACTTGAATCCAACGAAGCTCGCCGCGCTCGCCGCGAGCTTCAAGACCGGGGTCCGTGGTATCACCCCGGATATCGACTACGACCACAAGGAGGACCCTGCGAAGGGTCACCAGGCAGCCGGATGGGTGAAGGACACCGACGTTCGTCCGGATGGTTTGTGGCTCAACGTCGATTGGACCGCCGATGCGGCCAAGGACATCACCGACAAGAAGTACCGGTACTTCTCCGCGGAGTTCACCGACGAGTGGACCGACCCTCAGGGCAAGGTACACCATGACGTTCTCGTCGGCGGCGGTCTTACCAACCGTCCGTGGATGAAGAACTTGTTCCCGGTGAACCTGTCGGAGATTTCCTCATTCAACACCGATCCGCCCGGAGGGGGGAACGACGAAGTGGATGGAAAGAAGCTGCGGGCCGCACTTGGGCTCGGCGAGACCACTACCGACGACGAGGTCTTCACGAAGCTGGGCGAGATCGGTACGGGTCTCAAGACCACGACCGAGTCCGTGACCAAGCTGACTGAGGAGAACACGACCCTCAAGGCCGAGCTCGCCAAGCTCAAGGAGCCGGACAAGTCCGATCCCGAGCTGCGCAAGCTCATCGAGTCCTCGCCCGCGTTCGCGAAGCTGTACGAGGCGACGTTGGAGAAGGACAAGAAGCTCGCCGAGATGGCCGAGGGCATCAAGCTTGCCGAGGTCGAGAAGCAGCTGACCGAGCTGCAGCAGGGCAAGGTCTTCGCGCTGGCACCGACGGCACGGGACGGCCTCCGCACGCTCATGCTCCGGCTGCCGCCGGAGGGCAACAAGGCGCTCGCCGAGTTCCTGCTGTCGGTCACCGAGGGCAAGGCGCTCGTCGATCTGTCGGAGCGCGGGTACACGGGCCGTCGCGATCCGGTGGCCGGAGGCGCAACGACGCGCTTCAACGAGGCCATCGAGGCACTGCTCAGGGAGAACAAGGACATGAACTACGGCGACGCCGTGGAGCGTGTCGCGCGCGAGCACCCGACCCTCTTCGCGGAGTACCGCGAGGACAACTACACGTTCAAGGCGTAGGGGAGGTAGCAAGTAATGGCTGGATCCAACTACGTCTTGGACAAGAGCTACGAGGTCCTCTCGACGTACAACTCGTCGGCAACTGCCGGCGTCACGGCGTACCGTTGTGTCGCGCCGAGCGCTACGACCGGCAAGATCGACCTGAACGCGACAGCGACGGCGCGCAGCGCCGGTATCGTCCAGGAGTCCATCGACGCAGCGAAGGTGGCGACCGGCAAGGCCGTGGCCGATGTGCGCCTGATGGGCATTAGCAAGGTCAGGGTGTCCGATACGCCGGGCACGATCGCGGTCGGCTCGCTCGTTGCAGCTTCCGGGACCGGCGCCAATGCTGGTGGCGTCAAGCTTGCCGTCAGCACCAACATTCCGATCGGCATGGTGGTCGGTCCCTGTCCGATCGGTTCTCCGGCCGCGGGTGACCTCATCGACGTCTTGCTGACGCCCGGCGCTCCTCCGCTGGCATAACCCCGAAGGGAGTAAGGAATGGCAACCTACAGCCCGACGGGTTCCGGGAACGTCCACATCGACAATGTGCTGACTCAGATCAGTGTCGCGTGGCCGAACAACGGACTGGTGGGAGAGAACCTCTTCCCCATGGTCCCCGTCGCCAAGCAGTCCGACAAGTACTACGTGTTCGGCCGTGAGGGCTGGCTCGTCGAGAACGACCTCCGCGCACCCGGCACCGAGGCCAACGAGATCACTGGCCTCGCGCTGTCGACCGACACGTACTACGCGCAGGAGCACTCGCTCCAGCTTCCCGTCACCGACGAGGAGCGCTGGAACGCGGACAGCCCACTGGCGCCCGACCGTGACGCGACCGACTTGGTCACGTCCAAGATCTGGCTCGGTCGCGAGAAGGCGATGAAGGATCTGGCCACGACGGCCGCGAACTACTCGTCTTCGAACACGACCACGCTCTCCGGCACCGCGCAGTGGAACGACTACGTCAACTCGGATCCGATCTCGAACCTGCGGACCGGCAAGGCCGCGATCCACGCGAAGATCTTCACCGAGCCGAACGTCGGGATCATTCCCTACCAGGTCATGACTGTCCTGGAGGACCACCCCGACTTCATCGAGCGCATCAAGTACTCGGAGCGAGGCATCGTCTCGTCCGACCTGATCGGTGCGGTCATCGGCCTGCCGAAGATCGTCATCCCCGGCGTCGGCATTGCCAGTACGAACCTGGGCCAGCCGATCGCCGTCGGCTACCTCTGGGGCAAGGACGTCATCATGGCCTGGGTGCCTCCGCGTCCCGGCTTGAAGATCCCTGCCTTCGCGTACGAGTTCGGCTGGCGGGGCAACCCCGGCGGCCAGGTCCAGTACGTCGACCGCTGGCGTGAGGAGCGTCGGAAGAGCGACCTCGTTCGCGTCTGCCGCTACTACGACGTGAAGCTCGTCGCTCAGGGTGACGGCGCGACCGGCGATGCCGGCAAGGCCATCGCCGGCTACCTGATCAAGACCGCGATCGCGTAAGGAGCGACGATATGGCCAAGCAGTACTACGCGCGCAGTGAGATCCAGCACGGGACGGAGGACGGCGGCCTGAAGGTCTTCGCCGTCGGCGATCAGGTGACCGGCCTGAACAAGGACCAGATGGTCGCGCTCTGGAACGCCGGCGTCCTCAGTGAGGTCGACCCAGCGGCCCGTCCGGCCGACGACCGCGATGCTCGCATCGCCGAGCTCGAGAAGCAGATCGCCGAGCTCAACATGGCGAAGGCGGCGGCCGAGGCCGAGCCGGTTCCGGCAGCGGTGACGGAGACGCCAGAGCCGGTCGACAACCCGACGCCCAACTCCCCACAGGCCGCAGCCGAGCTGGTCGGCACGAGCGGGGATCCGCAACGTGAGGAGACCACCGGTGACGGAACCAGCACCGGCGCCAACTCCTGACGATCCGGCGATTGCGCGTATCTATACGAGCCTTCGCCTCATCGCACAGCTCATTCGAGAAGGAGAGAACTTCATGTCGAACATGGCGGACCTGCTGAGCAAGATCGCGGCCCTCCAGACGGGTCAGACCGAGCTCCTCAAGGACGTCCGGCGTCTGATCGCGGATGGCGACACGAGTGCCGCGGCGGCGATGGTCGACGAGCTGATCGCCAAGAACGAGCAGCTCGACACCGAGGTCGAGGCCGCCGCGCCCGAGGCGACCGCGCCGCCGGTGGGTGGCGAGCAGCCGGCCGAGCCGACGCCGGCGGGGGGCACGCCGGACTTCGAGTAGTCCCATGCAGCGCAGCGTCGAGAGGGGGTAGGCCGTGGCTCACATCACGTTAGTGGAAGCGCAAGCGTGGGCGGAAGCCACCAAGCTGCGGCTTACCACTCTCGACGCTGCACTCGAAGCGCACCTGGCGGAAGAAGTTCTTCGTCAGGTTGCGAGCGCTTTCGACGTCACGACATGGATCGATGACGTCACGACGCCGAAGCTGATACGCACAATTATCTCTAAGCTGTACGTAGCCTGGTTGTACGATCGACAGTACAGCGAAGACATTGAGCAGGGAGACAACTACGCTGATCGCCTCAAGGAGAATGCCAACAACCTTCTTGCAGGCTTGATCGCAGGGACTATTGAGCTTCCCGGCCTACCAGACAGCGCCGGGTCACCAACGTTCTACCCGACCGACGCTTCGAGCGCAACGCCGCCGACGTTCGACGATCCTTCACTCGGTCCTGCCGCATTCTCGATGGGAATGCGCTTCTAGAAGAGGAGGGCGTGATGCCAGCTAGTTTCCCGCCTCCCCCACCGACGGGACCGATTCGTCTTTCGGACATCAAGGTTGCCATCTATCACGGTTTGAAGTTCAACCGTGTTATGTATGCCGGCTGGTCATTTTGGCCAGCGCCAGCTCTTGTCGCGAAGGACATTGACAAGCTTGGTCTGTCGATGCGCTCAGGCTTCCGAGTTCCGCTCGAGATCGCCATCCGCGAAGTGATGATGCCGTCCATCCGAGAGAACTTTCGGCGCGGTGGTCGTCCCGAGACGTGGGACCCACTCGCGGAGTACACTGTTCAGGTGCGAGGCACTACCGGACCGATCCTAGTTCGTTCTGGCAACCTGATGGACGTTGCGTCTAGCTTTGGTGTCTGGTCTATAAGTAATGGAACAGCTGCGATCAAGACCTTACCGTCGATAGTATGGTATGGTAATTTGCACCAGGGTGGGTACGGTAGCGTTCGTGGCATCGCTCGGAAGCTACTTGGTGGTAAGGCTACCAAGTCAGCCATGGACGAAATGATGGGAAAGCTAGTCGCTGGAATGCGGCCGGTGAGTAAGCAGTCCAAGTTCGTCATTCCAGAGCGACCGTTCGCTATGTTCCAGGAAGAGGACATCGACGCCATCCAGGAGATCTTTGCCAACTGGATGGAAGAGATGGCAGACAATGTTGGACGTGCTTGGCACGGAGGGGGACGACGATGACCTACCCCTATCCTGGTGATATCACCTCGATCGCGAAAGCGCTCCAAGCCAAGATTGTCGCAGCTCAGGCATCGTTCACCCTAAGGCCTGACGATGGCGGCGCTATCGACGTTTGGTATAGTGACCAAGATCGCCTTCCTCGGACACCCGCGATCTGCATCGAGCCAGACGAGAAGCAGCGCACTCTCGAGGGCGCACCGAACATGACCATCAACGAATTTACCGTCTTTATTCTGGTCTATCACAATGCCGTCCGGGACGTCCAGGTCACACGGGAAGAATGTGATAGGTTAGCGTACGAGATCGAGAAGCTGATCCACCAGGATTTGCAGTTGACCAATGGTGATCCGACCCCACGAGTGATTCACGGGTACGTTCGTAGCAACGAGTCGGGATACACCTTCAAGCAAGGCACCTTGTACAGGACGGCACGACTGACTTATTACGGCAAGAGTAAGACCTCGCTACCGACGGCTTGAGACAAGGAGTGCTATGGTAAAGGTAGAGTTCGAGGTGACATCCGAGCACCCTTGTCAGATTCCGGGACTCGGTACCTTCGAGGGTGGTGACACCATCAAGGTGACGCCATTCCTCCAAGCGAACTTCAGAGCACACAACAATGTCAGTCTTACCGACGCAAGATTCGCACCGTCGGTAAAGCTGCGAGCAATCCTGGTCGAGGTCGACGAGGATGAGCATGGAGAGGGGGTCACGGTCTAATGCCACAAGGTATTGGCGCAGGTGGGCAAGTAGGAATCGCTTTCGAGCTGTTGGCTGCACCAGCTGCCGCAGGAAGCGCAACCGCGGGCGGTGCACTCACTGCCGGGACGTACAAGTACTACGTCACAGCAATCAATGCCAATGGCGAGTCCAACGTCAGCAACGAGGTTACCATCACGACGGCCGCCGGTAACTTGACCGGCGCCCTCACGTGGGGTGCTGTAACCGGGGCTACCGGTTACAAGGTGTACCGGACGGCAGCTGGCGGCGCTACGGGTACGGAGTTGCTCATCGCAACGGTCGGCCTGGTGCTGCTGTACAACGACGTTGCTGTCGGAGCTCCAGCAGGTGCGTTCCCGACGATGAACACAGCAACTGTCGCAGGGACCTACGTTGCCCCGACGAAGTTCTTCCCCATCCTGAGTGAGAGCCTGCAGCACCAGCAAGCAACCAACTTCCGGCGTCCGATCCGGAAGAGTGCCGACATCATCGGCGCTGTCGCTGGCGACGTCCACGTCGAGGGCGACATCGAGATGGAAGCCCTCGAGGACGTCGTAATCTGGTTCCTGTACGCCACACGCTCGTCGATCATCAAGTCCGGCACGACGAACTACACGTACGTAGCGACGCCGACGCCGGCGGCACTACCCACACGCACGTTGAGCATCACGGTCGAGCGCAACGCCGTCATCTTCGGCTACGTCGGCTGCGTCGTTAGCTCGTTCAAGTTCAGCGTTGACAATGGCATGCTGATGTTCAGCGTGAGCATCGTCGGCCAGGACGAAGCGACGCAGGCCCTACCAGTCCCGTCGTTCTCTACGACCGTTCCGTTCGGTGCTGGACAGTACAACATCCAGGTTCCGACAGCGTCGCAGGTCTACGACATGGACACCTTCGAGTGGTCGTGCGAGGACAACGCAACGCCCCAGTTCCGCATGAAGGACACCAGCCGTGGCGCCCAGTTCATCAACTTCGGTGAGCGTAACCTGACGCTCAGCTGCGAGCGGGACTTCGTCGACAAGACGGACTACGATGCCTACAAGGCGTTGACGTCTCAGTCGATCACGCTCGTTGCCAGCAAGGGCGTCAACAACTCGATCACCCTGCTCAACGCTGTCGCGATCAAGGACAGCTACGAACTGGGCCTGAGCGGTCAGGGCGACCTCATCCGGGGAACGATCAACTACCAGCTCGCGATCGACGGCTCCGGAAACTCGTACCAGATCACACTCAAGACCCAGGAGAGCATTACGTAAGTTCTCTGGGCTAGCACAAGTGTCTAAACAACGTCTAACGCGAAGAGACGATAACTAGACAGAAGGAATCTCAACACGTAGAACGATCACAGCAGTTTTGTCTAACTCAAGTCTAGCAACAAAGGTTCGAAACATGCTCAACGCGGCCCTGTGGGTGTTGAACCGTAAAGGACCGCTGACAACGTTCATACTCAGGCTGATCTGGAGGGTATCCATGCCTAGAGCTACGATCATTCAGGCCACGGAACGACACGACGTCACCACGCTCCCAGCAGTTGGTGACGAGGAGGCAGGCTATGTCGTTCTCCGTCGTTTGACGTTTGGCGAGAAGCTGAGCAAGGATGCCGAAGCGATGAAGATGCGCTTCGGCATGAGTTCTGCTTCGCAGGGTAACGTCGACGCTGAGGTGTCGCTCATCAGCGAGTACGTCACGTACCTGGAGTTCGCCAAGTGCGTCGTCGAGCACAACCTGACTGACGAAAAGGGCCAGCCACTCAACTTCAAGAACCAAGCCCATGTGCAGAGCCTCGATCCTAGGGTCGGCGACGAGATCTCCACGCTCATCGGCGAGATGAACGACTTCGAGAAGGCAGCGAAGACGTCAACGGTCGATAGCACGGGAAAATAGTCGAACCTGATCTAGTCTTCCGGATCAAGACCGCCATCATCATGAAGCGGAAAACTGACGAGGAAGTAATAGGGATTGTCAACCTAGTGCGAATGTGCCAATCGCTGCGAGCACTTCCCCAGGCTGGCGGTGTCTACGATCAGGACGCCTACTTTGTATTCCTGTACCAGATAGTAGTCGAGGCCGATAACGAACGACAAAGACTGGACCAGGCGAAGCAAAGGACAAAGTAATGGCCCTAGCCACGAGAAATCTGTACCTCGTTCTTAAGGCGAGGGATGAGGCTTCCCGTGTGCTTAGAGGCTTCGGACGGGAGCTGACACGAGCCGGGAAGCTTGCACAGGCTGAGAACCTTCGGCAGCGTGCAGCGATGGCATTGGTTAGAGCTTCAGAGATGGAGCTTACAGGTGCTACGGCTGCAGAGATAGAAGGCCAGAAGCACCTGGCTCGTGTCCTCCGGCAGCAAGCAACCAACCTGGAACGAGCGCATAGACAGACCGTTAGATTCGCTAATGCATTACATACGGCCGGGTCTACGCTCATGACGGTGGGTGCCGGCATTGCTGCTGTCGGCGCGGGTAGCTTGGCCTTCCTCTATAGCGCCGTCAAGGTCGCTGCGGAGTACGAGCGACAAGTTCGTTTGACGTCCACCCAGGTGGATGGTTTCTCGGCGTCGCTCGCGGAGCTGTCTGCCGTAGGTCTCCGGGCTGCTCAAGACATCGCTGTACCCTTCGAGACGATCCAACCAGCGCTGTATAACATTCTGTCCTCGACCAACGCAAACTTGCAGCAGGCTGAGGTCCTGCTGCGAGGCTTCGCTAAGACAGCTGTTGCGGGACAAGTTTCGATTGAGGATGCAGCAAAGGGTACCATCCCGATCTTGAACTCCTTCAACATTCCGTTGGAGAAGGTTAATGACGTACTAGACATCCAGTTCCAGCTGGTGCGCAAGGGTGTCGGTACCTACGACGACTTCTCGAAGGTCTTTGGCCGCGTCGTCCCATCAGCGACGCGTGCGGGGCAGAGCTTCGAGACTGTCGCAGCCATGCTTGCCTACCTAACTCGTAACGGTTTGAGCGCTGCGAATGCTTCTTCGTCTGCTGCTCGTGCACTAGATGCACTGTCACACCCGACAGCTGTCAAGAACATGGAGCAGCTTGGCATCGCAGTTCGCAATGCTAAGGGTGAGTTCCTTCCCCTCGAAAAGGTTCTGGAGAACGTTCGTACGCATCTTAACAAGCTGCCCAATGCTGACCGAGTTGCAGCACTAACTCAGGTCTTCAAGGGCGCGGGCGGCACAATTCAAGCCAGACGGTTCTTGGAGCAGGTGCTTCTACGTCCAGGCGAGCTGGAAGAGTTCATTGGCTTCCTAGGCGACATGAAGGACGCTTCTGGCCAGTTCGAAGCGGCATACGGACAAATGAGTCAATCAGTAGCCGCCCAAAGTGAGCTGCTGCGTAACAAGTGGAAAGTTCTCCAGGAGACTGTTGGCCAGTTCGCCATTCCAATCTTCCTGAAGATGATCTCGACACTGCAAGGTATCCTCGACTGGTTCAACAAACTCGATCCGGTCACCAAGAAGTGGCTGACGCAAATACTTGCTGTCGTAGGTGTGCTCGGTGTCGTAGGCGGTTTGATCCTTGTCGTTGTTGGTGGCCTAGCAAGTATGTTCGCAGCCATCATGACTGCAGGTACAGCATTCTTCTTCCTCGTTGGCGGCATCGCAGCTCTGATTCTCATCCTAGGTGGATTGACTGCAGCCTTCCTTACAGCTTACCAGAAGAGTGAAAACTTCCGCAACGGTATTCGAGCCGCCCATGATCAGGTCGTAAAGCTTTACAACGAGGCGATTCTACCTACTGCGATCGCGATCAAGGCTGCCTGGGACAAGTACGTCGTTCCGGCATTGTCACGCGCCTGGGAACTGATTGAACAAAAGGTCATTCCGGCGTACACCAAGTTCTCGGATATGGTCTTCAACAAGATCATTCCGGCTGTCAAGGAAGTCGCGAACTGGCTTAAGTCGGGTCTCGGAACCGCATTCAAGTTCATAGGCTGGGTTATCACCAACGTACTCGTTCCAGCCTTTGAGTGGATTCTCCAGTACTACCATGACCACAAAGAATCAGTCGACAAAGTAATTAGTGCCCTAGTCTACTTCGGCAAGTGGGTCGCAAAGATTGGCTTGATCATTGGAGCTGTCTTTGGCGTAGCCATAATCGGTCCGATCATCGCAATCATCCTAGGGTTCGTTGCGGCCATCGTCGGCGTCGGTATCGCCATCACATCCATCATTGATGGCGTCACTTGGCTAGTGCAATGGATCGGCACTAACGTTCCGAAGGCTTGGGAGTACTTGGTTGAGAAGACCAAGAGTGCATGGCACGCAATTCAGGACTTCTTCGTCGGGGTATGGGAAGGCATCGCCAACTTCTTCGTCGGCATCTGGAACAAGATTGTCGCGTTCTTTACCGGTGCGATGGATATGGTCGCTAAGGTTTGGGACTACTTCTGGACGACAAAGATTGGTGGATTGGTAAAGGCTATTCTCAACCTCGTGGTCGCAATCGTCGAACTTGCCGTGACGACGATCAGCTTGGCCTTCGCCTGGCTCTGGCACATGGTTAGCACAGGGTGGGCGTTCCTCTGGGACTATGTGTCTAGTAAGGTGTCAGCTGTCTGGACTGTTGTCATAGCATTCCTCACTGCGGCTTGGGCAACCATCGTTGAGGTCGCCACAACTGTCTGGGGAGCCGTGGCGAAATTCTTCTCGGACCTCTGGGATAAAGTGAGCAAAGCGTTCACGGACAAGTGGCACGCGATTCTCGCCTTCCTCGCAGGTGCCTGGTTCGTCATTAAGACCTTGGCCGGTGCTGCCTGGGGCGCTGTGTGGAGCGTCATTGGTGGCTGGGTCAATAAGGTTTGGGATACTGTTACAGGTGTCTGGAACAAGATTAAGGAATTCTTCGGCAATGCGAAGTCGTGGTTGCTGGAGGCAGGGAAGAATCTTATCCAGGGCCTTATCGATGGCATCACGAACAAGATCAACGACGTGACTGACATCATTAAGGATATCACCAAGCGTGTAAAGGACTTCTTCCCGCACTCGCCCGCTAAGCGTGGTCCGCTATCCGGTAAGGGTGGGATGTTCTACGCAGGACAAACAATGGTGAAGCAGCTCCATCAGGGTCTAGCCTCCATGAACCCTGCATTGGATGCGGGTGCTAGTGCGGCAGCAATGGCAGGGGCAAACAGTGTCGTCGCAGCGGCACCTTCAGCAGGTCGGGGAGATATCAACCAAACGTTCCACATTACGACGCAGGAGATTAGTCCACGTCGTCACTCAGCCGAACTCGGCTTTGCACTGGCTGGTAGGTTGTAATGGCGCTAACAGACTTTACATTCCAACTCAACTCCGGACCGGTTCTCAACGACGACTCTACGTCGTTTCCTTTCGTTGACATCGACAACGTCGTCGGTCTAGACAGTGCACCTTACCGGGAAACGATTCGTGACCACGAAGGCGTTGATGGTGGATTCATAGATGCCGAGTTCGAGCGGGGTCGGGAGATCTCGTTGGAGGGTACGGCGTACGGCATCGTCGGTAGCGACGAGGACTATCTCGACGACCTCAAGGCCTGCTTCGCACCCGTAATGTCGCCAATTCCATTGGTGTTCAAACCGCCCGGTGTCGCAGAGCGCGTCGTGTACGTTAAGCCTCGTGGTGTTCGCTATGACTGGCAAAGCGTTCGACGGACTGGCGCGACACCCATTCAGCTTTTGATGTACGCGGAAGACCCTCGGATCTACGACAACAGTCTCCAGAACGTTCTCATCGCTTTCGGCGGCCTGGCAACAACCGGCTTCGCCTTCAGCTTTGGATTCAGTCTAAGCTTCGGCGTTACTGTTCCACCAGCTGGTGCAAATGTCTTCAACAATGGCAACCGCCCTACACCTGCCGTCATGACGATTACCGGACCTGTTACTAACCCCCGCATCATTAACCAGAGCGAGAGCAAAACACTCGAGTTCATCGTCACGCTCGGTGCAGGGGAAACGCTGACGATCGACACACTAAACAGGACAGTCATCTTGAACGGTGTTACGAATGCTCGTAACACTTTGCAGACCTCCGACTGGTGGTTATTCAGGCCAGCTTCGGAGGGATCCACAATGATTCTGTTTGGTGGTCAAGCCGGCTCGGGCACACTCTCTATCGACTTCCGAAACGCCTGGAGGTAACCATGGCAGCGTTCAACCCACCAGGGTGGCTCCAGAATGCCGGAGCAACCCACACGGCCGTACAGATGCGTAATGCAGTAGCTTCTCTCATCGCAGGTGTTACAGCTTCAGCGGACATGCGTCCTCGCGGAGGCGTTAACGGTTCGATGGGTAACAAGCTACAGGTCACGCAGACCGGGTCGCCTTCGATGGCAGTCATCATCAAGTCAGGCGCAGCATGGGTACCCGGTTCGGAGAACAGTACACAGGGCTCATACAGTGTAGTCAACGATGCTGACGTGACGGTGAGCGTTACAGCGGCGCACGCTACACTGGCCCGTATTGACTTGGTGTGTTTTAAAGTCCAGGACAGTCAGTACTCAGGCGTAGCCGACACATGTTCGCTCGTCGTGGTAGCTGGGACCCCGTCGGGCTCGCCTGCCGTTCCCACAGCGCCCAACAACTCGACCATCCTCGCCCAGATCGCTGTCGGTGCAGCTGTCTCATCGATCACGAACGCGAACATTACCGATAGGCGCTCATACCTCGCTGCTGCAGGAGGAGTGATCACCTGTACGTCTACGACGCGTCCTGCGGCAGGCACGATTCCGTTCGGTCAGACCATCTTCGAGCTTGATACCCTCAAGGGATACATCACACTCGATGGTGGTACCAACTGGGTTCAGAACTATCCACCGCAGACCAAGATCGCTGAGAACATCCTTGGTGGTACTGCAGCGAGTGTAACGTTCTCATCCATCCCGCAGACGTTCCGGAACTTGTGGCTGAAGATAGTAGCCAAGGGTGATGGTGCAGGCTCCCTGGTAAGCTGTCGTATTCGATTCAATGGCGACACTGCTGGCAACTACGACAGTGAGCAGCTCAGCGGTAATGGCTCTAGCACTGCCGCCTTCGAGGCACTCAACCAGACCGGTGCTGACATCGGTGAGCTTGCGGCTACGACGGCTATCGCTGGTAGCTGTTCTACCTATACGGTCTCCATTCCCTTCTACACCGGGACTACCTTCTGGAAGACCCTAACCACCAGTCACATGGCTAACGCCCAGACGTCGGGAGGTGCCGCTGGCCTTATCTACTCCAAGCATTGGGTATCGAGGTGGCGTAACACAGCCGCCATCACATCCATCGTTATCCTTCCGGGATCCGGCAACTTCATTGCTGGTAGTAGCTTCGCCTTGTATGGTGAGGTGTAACAGGAACAAGGAGGAAGGGAGGGTAGTATGGCCGCACCTTATGTCGGTCCCCCAAAGAGCTACACCAAGGGACGTAGCAGGGACGTCCAGTACGTGGTGATTCACACCACAGAGGGCTCCGAGGGACCGAACTCAGCCGAGGACGGCGTCGCGTACGACAAGCGACGGACTGATGGAACGAGCACGCATCTCTTCGGCGATCAGAATTCAGTCCTCAAAGAAGTCCACTACTACGATCGTGCTCACGCGGCACGCTTCCACGGAAACGAGATCGGGATCCAGTTCGAGATCTGTGGAGTAGCTGGACAGACTAGCAGTCAGTGGGACGACGCTGCTTCACGGGCGACACTGGACTTGGCGGCCCGTGAGATTGCTCTCATCTGTGCAGAGTACAGCATCCCGGTGCGCCGACTGTCTGTGGCGGAAGTTCGGAATGCTTACTATGCCCCTGTGGGTCAGCGACCGAAGGGCCTGTGTGGACACGTCGACGTGACGCATGCATACCCTGAGGACGACGGCTCGCACACCGATCCCGGGTCGAACTTCCCCTGGGAACGATTCATGAACATGATCAAGCAGTACATGGGAGAGGGTGAAGCAATGATTGTTCGAGTAAACGAGAACGGTGCGCTCTGGACGACCACGCCTGATCGCGTATGGCGTCGGACGATTGTTACGATCGAGGAGCTCAACTCGTTCGGCATTCCGGAGACGCAGTGGGTGAAAATCCCGCAAGCGCAGCTGGCCTGGTATGGCCAGGACGTGGCTTCTGTTCAGGGTCAGAAGGGTGATCCTGGTGACCCTGGTGCTCCCGGCGCTGGCTTCGCTCCCGGCCAGACCGTGACGATCACCGGACCCGTCGAGGTTCAGGAGTAACAATGTTTGGCGTGGCAGTAGGTGATTACGGGCCGACAGCTCTTCTAGGCATTGCGGTGCTGGCTGTCATCCTTGGTGGCCTATTGCCACGCTGGACGCACAACAAGTTCATGAAGTTCCAGGAGGATCGTCTCAAGGAGAAGGACATTCTCATTGAGAAGCTCACGACAGCCCTGGACAAGCGTGATGAACAATTCGACGCTTTGATAAAGCAAGGCGAAGTAACCGTTAAGCTCCTGGAGGACATTAAGCAGGCAAGCTTTACAAGGCAGGGAGTTGCCCCGCAATGACGTGGACATGGCCCTGGAAGAGAAGGGCAGAGGAACGAGAGACGGATCGACACGCAGGTGTTCAACAGCAACTTGAGGAAGCTCAAGCAAAGCTCGATCAAGTCATAAGTGACGACGCCCGTGTTGAACGTCTTATGCGTAGAACCGATAGAGTGATTGGCGAAAACAACTTCGCCATTACAGTTCGGCGAGCACTGGGAGTTCGTCCATGATCTACCAAATATTCTCCATCCTGATCACTGGGGCGGGGATTGCAGGGTGTCTATTCTTCATTATGGCCTACCACATAAGGTCTAGGGGGGCCTGGCGCCATTCTGAAGTTGGATGCTTCTTCATGTCGTTCTGGGCTACACTAGGGGCTCTATTCCTACTGGTCCTAACCACACAAGTCTTCGGACCTGATTGGTCAGGTCGCCAGGTCCTGGCACTGACTCTCTACCTAGGTCTCGTTGCTCAGACCTGGTGGCCTGCCCGACTCCTTTGGAAGGCAGGTCAGGATGGCTGACTACCGATACATATTCGGGTCGCTAGGGACTGAGCAAGTCATGGCGGAGATCCCTCTAACTGGTACGTACATGGATCTCGAGATGAACGTTGGAGGTCGCTTCGACGGCACCTTCCATCTTGACGCTACAGGCTATGACAATGACACTCTAGTGTCAGCGACTATTCCAGGCAGGTCGTTCATTGCCGTGGAACGCAATGAGAAATGCATTTGGTGTGGCTATGTATGGAGTCGCACGTACCAGAGCCAAGCCAAGTCGGTTCAGCTGTACGGACAAAGCTTCGAGTACTACCCAGCTCACCAGCTCATTCGGTCCGACACGTCCTACACAGGGATCGAACAGCTAGAGATCTTCAAGAGTCTTTGGAACCAGATGCAAGCTGTGCCCGGTCGGAACATGAACATCAACGTCCCGTCTGTGGTGGCACCAACTCTGGTTGGAAAGAATGTAGACATCCTCGCGACGGACTTCAAGTACTATAGCGAGATCATGTCAAGCCTAGCCGACGGGGACAACGGCTTCGACTGGACGATCGACGTTACGAAGAGTGGTAACCAGTACGTCAAGACACTCCGCTACGTCTATCCAGTCATGGGTGCTACCGATTCGGGTCTGACATCCTTTGAGTATCCTGGATCGATCTTGAACTACTACGCAACAGAGTCGATGGCGGACGCAGGAACTAACGTGTTCACGTTAGGATCTGGTTCTGGATCGGAAATGCTCGTAAGCGAATTCGTCCACCAGAGTCTGCTAGACAGTGGCTTCCCAAGGTGGGACTTCGTTGTCGCCGCGAAGGACATCAACGATCGTGATGCGCTAGATGCCATCGGCGCCGGTGAGGGAGGCATCGCAAGGCCTCCGCGCTTGACCGTCAAGCCATCGTTCAAGGCAGAAGAGACTCCGGCCTTTGGTGATTGGGGCATGGGTGATGCTTGTCGATTGATCATCAAGGACTCACGGTTCCCAACGGGTATCAACTTCGACACGCGCGTCGTGAAATGGGCACTACAGCCTCAGTCGTCCGAGAACTCCGACGAGTACACTCTAGTCTTCGCGGGAGATGAAGAGAATGCCTAAGGCCCGCGGTCGGTACCGTACCGATTCCAACACTGACCTTTTCGATCGCCTTATCGAGATGGAAGAGCGGATCGCTCGCATGGAGCGTACGCCATCCATCCCGAACACGGCCATCGATAGAGGCGGCATGACCATCAAGGATGGCAGCGGCAACACTGTCGTCGAGGTCGGTACAACCTCGGATGGTCGTATTGGCTTACGCATCAACGACACTTCCGCCGCTCCGCAAATCAGGCTAGGTCAGCTTGCTAGTAGTGGATACGGCCTCGAGATCGTCGAGCCAGGAACTAGCCACTTGGTGAACCTGGCTACACTGGCATTCGGCATCCGCTCATCCAACGTCGTGACCCAGGAGAGTCTTGCGGGCGGTTCATCAGCGTATACCAACTTAGCAACACCAGGGCCGTCTGTTACTGTCGACGTCGGAGATACAGGCCGATGCATCGTTATGATCGGTGCAGCAATCACGCCGGGCTCTGGAACGACGGCGCTCATGGGCGTGGATGTTTCTGGTCCTACGAACAGGCCGGCCGTTGCTGGCAGTGCGACGGACTTCGATGGTGCCTACCTATTCTCACCATCGTCGCCCAACACCATCGCCGCAGCGTTTAGCCGTATCCAGCTACAGGAAGGCCTTACGCCAGGAACGTACACGATGATGATCAAGTATCGTGTCGCCGGCGCATCTACTTGCTTCTGGTCCAACCGGAACATTGTGGCCATTCCCTTCTAGAGACCCCCGGCCAGTCACTCGTACCTACCCTCCCGAGTGACTGGCCGGGTTTCTATCTGGAGATAACTCCAGAGCTACTAGTAGCCATCAGCTCCCATGCAGTACTGATCGGCGACAGGTGGTGGCCGGAAGGGCTCGAACAGTTCAACCATGTCGAGCTGGAAGGCCATGTAGCGAAGCAGGTGCCTCATGGCATCCATGGCGTGGCGCATGTTCGGTTGCCAGAGACCGACCTTCTTGATCTTCTCATCCGTCCAGAAGCCCTTGCCGAGGCCGGCGCCCTTGAACTCCATCTCAACGTTCGTAACAGAACCATTGCCGCCCCGAATGTACCAGAGGCGCAGTGCACCGATGACCTCAGCGGCCGTATAGTCGATCTTGTCTCGGTACCGCTCCTCCAGTCGGAAGTCGAATGACTCGCCGATGATCTGGATGCGTCCTGTACTGGCTGTGACGATACGGTCGAGGAAGCTTATGACTCCCCAAAGCCCCATGTCCTCGTTGCATGGGCTGATCTGAGTTGTCTCGAACTGGTTGGGGTTGACCTTGTGACCGTTACGGTACCACCAGACAATGCCGGTAGTACCTCCGGGGTCGATGGCGATGATGTGGTCAGGCGGGTTAGGAACGGTTGGCATCGGGTGGCGTCCTTCCTTCGATGTGAATGGCAACATCGTCCCGCCGACGCTTCGACGGGACCCGAGGACCTTGGCGAATAGTTCCAGGAGCATCGTCGAAGAAGGGTCGGTCGTCGATCTGGTGGCCGGTGACGACTTCAGCTTGGACACGATCGGGTTGAGATGGGCCGAGAGGGATCCAGGTCGCGGTCATGGCAATGAAGCCCACACGGGCGCCGAATAGCTGCTCCAGGACTTCCTCACCATCGTCGAAGGCGAGCTCACTGAACGGGAGATGGCCGCGAGGTGACCGAGGATGCATTCCGCCACCACGGAACATCAGACCGTAGAGGTCCTCAGTGGTCAGGATGTTACGCTTGAAATGCGCCGGATCGATGTGCGGCGCCGACTCACGTAGCATACCCTCGAAGTGCTGTCGCCTTCTGTGGTCACGAACCACGACACCACGGTTCGGATCCTCCAGCAGCCATCGTATCACTGCTGACGTCTTACCTGATCTGCGACCTCCGGTAACGACGATCATCAGTCAGCCCACGCACGGTTGCGACCGACCGGACGTCCAGGGTCGACGGTTGGCATTGCTTGGGTACGCTCGCCATGGGTGCCGAGCTGCTCCTCGAAGTGGTCGGCTTCCGCAACGGCGGTGTGGTGGAGATCCTTGCACTGGATGATCTTGACGGGTTGCTCCTCGCGTGCGATCATGATAGCTCTGACGCAGTTGATCGTAACGAGGAGGACGATAAGGACTGCGACGGTGATGATTACGCCGAGCCAGAACAACTGATTACCATTCATGGTAACGGTCAACCTCCAATTGCGGCCTCTAGGCCCTGTGGGTGTTTGGTAGTCCTGAAGTGCTTAGACTTGAGTTAGACGAAAGCGTACTGCTTAGCTCACAAACGTAGATTCCTCAAGTCTAACTTGATGTCTCTCAGGTCTATCTAATCGTCTAGATCTTTTCCACCAAGCTCTTCTTCCTGGATTCGGATGCGCTCGGTTAGGTGGTCTCGCTCGGCAGCGAACTCTGCCAGGCGCGACTCCACAAGTGCCAGCCGACGCCGAAGTGACGTCCGTCCCCGGAGACGAACAATGATGTTGTCTGGATCAAGGTTGGTCTTGTCTCCATCCTTGAAAGTCGCGAACTCGTTATTCCCAAGTTTGCGACCAAGGCGCTCTTCTGCCAGTAGACGATGGACCGTTTCCCAGCCATCTTCGGTCTTCCTGTATCGGTAGCCATTCGCCGAGACTCTCTCGGCGCCAATCACTGCTGCTGAGCCTCTAGCCATTACCACCCTCCACTCGCGTGCCAGTCCTTGACACACTCGTCGCACTTGCCCTCACGCTGGTGAGGACAGACGAACTCGATACGCCACTGCCTAACGAACCAGATTAGTCCGTCCATAATCTTGTTGGCGACCTTGAGAAGGAAGAGCCTCACAGGTCACCCCAGTTCTTGCCTATGCTCACGTCGACTGGGAAGGGGAGATAGTCTGTGAACTTCTGTCCCTCCTCGACCATGACCGAACGGAGTAGGTTTGCAACTTCTTCTTGCCGCCTCTCCTCGCACTCAGCAACAAGTGCGTCGTGAATGGTGAGTCGGAGGAAACCCAGACCACGCAGCATTGGTCGCACACGTACAAGTGCGGAGAGACAAATGTCTGACGCTGTGCTTTGCGGCAGGAAGGACAACGCTTCATTGTACACATCCTTCCTGTTCTGATCAGTGATCAACCAGAAACGCCGGCGACGACCGAATGGTGAGACCAACGGTTGTCCGCGAGCGACTGTGTGCTGGATGTCTTGCTGCCACGCCATGACTTGAGGGAACAACCCGAGGAACTCTCGGTACTGCCGTTCGCCCTCAGCCGCTGAGAGACCATACTCCTTGGCGATCGACCACGACTCGCGACCGTATGCGATGCCGTAGAAGAATGCCTTGGTACGAATGTACTCTTCCTTGCCCCATGCACCTTCGCCGTATAGCTGGTCCGACAACTCGTTGAAGAACTTGTACCCTGGAGTCTGGTTGCTCAGGATCGTCCGAAGGTATTCGTCCTGCGCTAGCGTCGCCATCACTCGTGCTTCGGCGTTGGCGTAGTCGCACTGAATCAGTACGTTCTCAGGTCGACTGACGCTAAACTGCCGTCGGATTTCCTTATCACGAACAATGTTCTGCAGATTCGGGTTACGAGATGCCAGCCGTCCGCTTGTTGTTCCGTGGAGAAGGTAAGTAGTGTAAACACGTCCCCGATATAGCCGCTTGCGGATTCCAGCAATGTATGTACTGTAGAGCTTGTGCTGGCGTCGGTACCGAAGAAGAATTGTGACAAAGTTCCTTCGGGCAGACCCCTCAGGCAGTCGCGGGAGCAAGGCGAGGAGTGTCGCTTCGTTCGTACTTGCAACGCTCACCTTCTGAGTCGCTAGGTATCGCTTCACCTGTGCCGGTGAGCGAGGGTTGATGAAGAGGATCGGACCATCGTCGAGGTGACCCGTCGAGCTCTTGACGATGACATCCATCTCCGCTTCGATGGCAGTGAGCCGTTCCATGTAGCGGTCGGAGAGTTCTGACATGTACTCCCGATCGATAGCGATGCCATTGAGCTCAAGGTACATAAGCTCGTTGGCAGCCTTGACAAGGAAGTCGTGCACGCGCCTGACACCTTGCCGCTCCATCTCGGCAGTGAAGAGCTCCCAAAGGTCCCACGTACACGCCACGTCGAAGGCGTTGTACTTGTACAGTATGGGACGTGGGATATTTGCATAGTTACCACGGCGAGGTACGTACTTCTTGATCTCGTCGTCATACTTCGGAGCTCCTAGACGTTCGACGGCAAGGATCTTCAGACCATGACCACCAGGTACCTCGTTGAGTGCATAGCTCGCCAGCATGGTGTCACCCCAGAGTTCGAGGTTACCAAGCTTTGGCCACAGACCTGAGAGGTCGAACTTACCGTTGTGACCGATAAGCTTTCGCTTGCGAAAGATACCTTGCATGCACTTGAGCACACGCTCGTCGGCAACCGCTTCGCCACCGATGACAACTGCGTACCCCTTGGCGTAAGCGATACCGACGCATAGGAGTTCGTAGTTGTTCGGATGATCGAAGGACTCGTCCTTGTCGATGCCGGTCTCGATGTCGACAACGAGTGGTGTGTCGAGCTTCTCGAGGCGAGAGAGTACCTCGAGAGCTTGCTCAGGATCTTCGAACGATCGCCACTTTGGTTCTACCCAAGCGGTTGTTGTCAGATCTTTGAGCTTCCCAACGTCTCGAACGAGGGCCGGGAAAGCATCAGCCGAACGGAGGCAGTACGCCGGATGCCACGTAGGGATAACACGTATAGCATCCACACTCCCCGATCCGTCATCGAGAATCCTCGAGGCTCGCTTGGGGGGACCAACCCGGAGTGTGGTAATTGTCCCTGAACCAGCAGCCAGAAGCGTTCCCGCCGTCCCGCCAAGAGCAAGGACATCGGTCGCACCGAAGTCGAGGATCTCCCTCGCGAGACGACCCGAACACGCAGCAATCGCATCTCGAGGAGGAGTTGCGTTGTTTTCAGGACGACATAGGCAAACATTGGTGAGCAGCACCTTCCTTCGGTCTATCCCGTGGTGTCCCAGCACCTTGTTGAGGAGCTGGCCAGATGGCCCCGTGAAAGGTTTGCCGTACGCAGCCTCTGAGACACCAGGAGCTTCTCCGACAATGGCAATACGCTGTCCGGAAGTGTCCTCTTGCGGGCCCTGTGGGTAACTGCTAGGCACGTACACCGCGTCTCGCAGTGAACAGGTGCTGCAATTAGCACCAAGGTGCTCAGCCTTCATCTCTCGGCCCACTTCCTGGCCAGACCGACGTTAGCCTTTAGCAGCTCCATGTCGACGGTCTTGACTTGCTCAAAGTAGTCAGAGCGACGCGCTGCATAAGGCCGAGCAGACAACATGTGGTCCGCCTCCGTCACCTTGTACGGTTGCGCAGAGTCCATTGATCGGATCCAGTGTGGAAAGGCCACGTCGCGTATCTCGGTCGGGAATGCTTTGTTGAGACCGAGCAAGTGGATCTGGAATCGATTCGGGTAGGCAGCTTCGATTGCCATTGCAGTAGTGAGTCGGATCGTCGATCCAGGCTGCCGAACGATGATCTTGGGGATGCCGATCGCGGTGATCTCTGGAATCGAAGCGAATGCTTCTAGCAAGGACATGCGCTCTTGAACAGACTTGCCTTGGAGGACGGCCATAATGTTGTAGTCTCGAACGTCTTCTGGACCATCGCTGAAGAACTTCGACGTGAGATCCCACGTGCCCTGAGCATCGTCGAGGATGTCAGGGGCGACGATCTCGTGCGGTCGAATGACCTGGGCGAAGAGCATCAGGTCTTTAGGGCTGACAAGGCTTCCCTCAGCACAACCGTTGTCGAGAATGATGTAGTCTCCGCGCTTGCGGGCGAAGTCGTACATCCTGATGTAGTCCATGTTCCGCGTCAGGCTCGGAAGAGGTAGGACGAGATGGATGTCACTCCACAATGCGGTCTTCTCGTAGCCTCGAGGCGGGATGAGCGCCATCCTCATTAAGACTCCTTCGGCTTGGTGAAGTCGTTCGCCTTGATGAAGCCGGTCTGCGCTACAGGCGTTGCGGTTGGCACTGCACCGAGGATGGACTCCTGTAGTAGACGGAGACGAATGTAGGTGTAGCGAGCGTAGTTGGCAAGGTCGACGATCTCCTGCATCGCTTCCTCGAGGGTATCGACGGTCAGGAATTTGCCGGCGCCATACTTCTCAGCACCGTGCTTGTGCCGCGCTGTGCACTGCTCGTCGAACTCCTCGCTCAGTGATGTGATGAACGCGGCGAAGTCCACCGACTCTTCCGGGTCGAGCGCTTGACGCTCGTCGCTCTCGGGGTGATAGTCGTCAGGTCCGTTCTGCATCAGTGACCTCCGTTGATCGTCGAGAGGAACTCCATCTTGGCCGTACGATCGTGGTCACCGAACACACCACGCATCTCCGTCGTAGTCGTCTTCGCGCCAGGAACTTGAACGCCACGGATCGTCATGCACATGTGTTCGGCCTTGAGCATGACGGCAACACCACGCGGCGCGAGGTTCTCTTGGAGGAAGTCCGCGATCTGCTTTGTCAGTCGCTCTTGTGTCTGCAGCGACCTCGCGAAGTGGTGGACGACTCGAGCGAACTTGCTCAAGCCGGCGATGAGGTCCTTCGGGACGTAGCCGATATGAGCTACGCCGATGAATGGGATGACGTGATGCGAACAGAGCGACGTGAATGGGATGTCACCGATCGTGATCATCTCGTCCATGCCGTCGTTCGGGAACGTCTTCCACTTGATCGGAAGTGGCGTCGTGAGCTCACGAAGCATGCTCACAAGTCGCTGCGGAGTCTCCTTGCCGTGGACGTCGTTGATGTCGAGTCCCGCCGACGTCCGTAGGAGTACCGTTGCAGCCTCGAGTGCTTCGAGTTCACGTGCGTCGGGAAAGCGGAAAAGCTCCGGACGAAAAGGTGCCGGCTTCAATGCGTCCACCATTTCCTTGATGTAGGGAGGTAGCTCCTCTAGCCGCTTATGCGGCCGTGTAGGATCCGGCGGAACAATGAATCCTTGGTCGGTAAGGAATTTGTCTTGGTCACCGGAGAAACCATCTGGCAAGTCGGTCATGATTGTCCCATCGGAACGTAGCTGTCGCGTGGGACGAGCACCTTCGTCTTCTTACCATCGCGCATCATAACGATGGCGATGGTAGAGTGAATGCTCGCTGGCGTCTTACGTGCACGCGTACCGAGGCGTGCGCCCTGCCAACCTTGACCGGTATGACGCGTGACGTTAAAGCCCTTGCTTCGTAGCACCGATCGGTTCGGGACGTCTACTGGACGTGGTGTCTTCCGCCCAGTTTCCTGGCGGACCTTTCGCTCCTCGATCTTTTCACTCCGTCGAGCTAGCTGGTCGAAGAGGGACCTAAGAGCTTTCGGACCTGATCCACGCTTAGCTTTGACCATTACTTTCCCCTCACGTCCTTCCAGAGTAGAATGTGCGAACGAAATGTGAGACCATAGCCTCGAGTGATGGCCTCGTCAGCGACCTCACGAGCGACGTTGATGTTGTCAGGGGCGGTCACACCCTCCGGCATGACCATTACTCTCGATGGTCGGATACTGTACTCCTTGACGAGCAGGTCGATCTCGTCAAGGTCGCCGATCTCTTTGACGACGAACTTGAACCAGGCCTTGAAGTTGCCGGCGAAGAACTTGAGCACTTCCGGCTTAATCCGTTTTGACAGGACATTACCGCTGTGCCCGAGCTTTGGTGAGACGTTGTACTGAGCGACGAGATCATCGAGGCTACCACTCGGCATGAGGGTTCCAGCCGTCTCGATATGAACGTCGTGACCGTACTGGCGGAGCATTGCTGTCAGTACGATCAGATCGTTCTGCTGCATCATCGGCTCACCACCGGAAATGACGACCATCGTTGGCCGAATGTACATCGGCCAGAGCTTATTGAGCTCCTCAACAACCGTCGCAGCGGTCATCTCGTGCGAGTTCGCATCTCGATCGAACACCTGCGGAACAGCTAATGAGCTCGCCTTTGCCTCAGTGAATGCCCAGGTGTAAGGTGTATCGCACCAGGAGCATTCAAGGTTGCATAGGGAGAGGCGGACGAAGAGGCAGTGCCGCCCTGCGGCGGCACCCTCCCCTTGAATCGTCGGTCCGAAGATCTCACTGATCTTCACAAGACGCTCCGTTCGTGTTGGTCTCCTGGACCTGAATGTCGACCTCGAGCTTGGGCCATTGCAGTTTGGCCCAGGTGTGAATCCAGTCGGCGATGTTCTCAGTCGTCGGATCTCCTTTCCACGTCATAAGGCCAGGCAGGTATCGCCAGTCGTCACTGATGTCGATCGGACCACGGCCAAGATCCGAAAGAACATTGCCGACAGTCGGGTAAGGCCTAAGCCTGCGCGCGTACGGGTCGGTCTGGTTGAGGTGTAGTTTGTGATCCCAGTAGTCGTCGATGTACGTCCGAAAGACCCGCTTGATCGAACCGAAGTCAAGATCCTCCAAGATGCCATTCTCATTGAGCTCACCGGCAATGTAGAGGGTGATGTCCAATGAGTGTCCATGGATGTTCTGGCATTTGCCTGCCAGATTGGAGAGACGATGCGCGATCTCAGCATTGTGGCGTACCCAAATCCTACGCTTCGGCATCGGGTACCTCCGGTCGTACGGTTGCCTTCTCCATTTCTGCGACGAGCTCCGGGAGATTCATTGGCGGTGCATCCGGGTCGTCGTTCTGGTCCACAAGACGACCAATTGGCTCCTCGGTCGTCTTGATTGTTGCCGTCGTCGAAGGGATTCGATAGCCGGTCTTGGTGTCCCCCTCGTACACCATGAGGAAGTCACCCTCGACGTTCCAGCCACCAAAGGAGTGGAACGTATGAGTCGGATCGATACCGCGCTCGTCGAAGAACTGGATGCGGTACCGAGTCGGAACCATGTCCAATACTCCTGGCTCGATCTGCTGACCGTCTGGGATGAAGCCGAGAACACGTGTCGTGCTACCGTCCTCAGCAATCGTCCAGTTACCGTTGTCGTTAGACATTGTTGGCCTCCTTGGCTTCGCGCACAGCAACCTTCCAGAACTCGGTGTCAGCGTAGGTGGTCTGGTCCTCGCTCCAGACACCCGGCTCGTCGTTGGCGATCGATCGCCGGATGGCCTCGTCGATCGCCTCGAGCCGTTCGACGCACGTGCCGCAGCGTCCGCAGTGTTCCGGGCCGCCTTTGTAGCAGCTCCACGTCATGTGGAGAGGAACCTGAAGCTCGAGCGCTCGGTAGGCGATGTCGGCCTTGGACTTGTTGAGGTATGGTGTGAGGATGAAGTTCGGGAACATGACGCCGAGATGGCGCTGGTCGACGTCCGTCGGAATAGTCCCGAAACCAGCATTGCCGAGGAGGATCGCAGCGTTCGCGTAGGCGATGAACTCCGGGCGGCAGTCCGGGTAGATGAAGTGGTCGCCGCCATGAACTGCCGTAGCGATCTGGCTTGCACCTCGCGAGACGGCGATGCCTGCTGCGATGGAGAGCATGATCATGTTACGGTTTGGGACGACCGTAGCCTTCATGTTGTCCTGGGCGTAGTGACCCTCCGGTACGTCAGTGTCGCTCACGAGCGATGACCTACTACCACTGAGAAGCGATGCCAGCGGACGAAGGTCAACAATGTCGTAGGGCAGGCCGAGCGTTCGGGCTGTTGCGATCATGTACGTCAGTTCACGGCTGTGACGCTGCCCGTAGTTGAAGCCGACGAGGTCTACCTTGCGACCTTGGGAAACGAGGTCGTAGACCATCGTCGTGCTGTCGAGGCCTCCACTGCAGACTGCGACGACGCTCGTCGTGTCAATCTGCTGATCTGCTTGGGTCATGGACCTTGATCCTTCCAACTGCTTCGTAGGTGGTTGTTCTACCCATCCTCGTCCCAAGGATGAGTCCGCGCTGCTCCATCGTGGCGAAGATGAGATCAGCGTGGCGAGCTTCGAGGTGGTACCATTGCATGATGCGTGCTCGCGATGTTCCTGGATGACGTCTGATAGTCTTCAGGATGCGCTGCAACATGATCTCGTTGGCACTTCGCCCAATGCCATTGACGATATCAGTTGCGAATCCTAGCCATCCTTCTCCGTACTTTATCGCAACGAGCAAGTCTTTTAGAGTGACATCAATACCGTCTCCTCCACGCATCCTCGAGGCAGCAATGAGTACAGCCGTCTTCAGCATCGACTTGGCTAAACGGTCGTACACAGGTGTCATAATGTCCGGTTGGTCCGAACTAACTCCTGCGTACAATAGTGTTGCCTCGAGCTGGTTGTATCGCTGCCAAGCATCATCTGTCAGCCGAGCCATGTGTCTCGACTGCGAAATCCCTACCACCTGACCCTTGAGGATGATCTCCTCTTCGCTCACGTAGCAGGAGTGGATCCGTTCGAGCTCGTCGATGAGGACTGCCCGCTCTGAGAGGTTCTCCTCCGTCGGAGGACCCAAGGGTCGTAGCTTAGCCACATCTGACTCGGCCGATAGGAAAACGAATCTTGGAATGAATCCAGAGGCGACATGGTCCAAGGTGAGTAGGCTCTGGACGCGCGTCTTGATACCGCCGCCGAAAATGAGGAGACAAGGCTCCTTAACCGTGACAGTCTCACGCTTTAGCACCCGCTTCATCGTCTTACCGTCGTACAACTTGGTTAGCGCCTCCGCCATTCCTGCCATGTACTCTTTCTTAGCCATGGCATCGATGAGGCCCGAGAACTCGTCTCGAAGGAACACCGAAGGCTTGCCAGGCCGAATCTCCATCGACTGCAACAGACCCTCGAGGGATCCATCCGTTGCGAGTAGAACGTCCGGACTCACTTCTTCTACCATCTCCATGGCAATGTCCATAGCTGTCGACTTCCGAGTGAGAGTCGTGTCAGCCAAGAGCATGAACCACAAGTTCGGCATGATCGTACCGAATGAAGTTGGCAGTCGAACTGCGCCTGATAGCAACGCACTCAAAGCCATGAGTGCGCCAGCTTGATGGTACTGGGGAGCTGCATCACCAAGCTTGGTCGCCCAGTCTATGTACCTGTCAACAAACGTGTGCTGGTTGTTTGCTATGTCCATCTCGACGTCGTTCAGTAGCGGTGGCAGCTTCGTTGTCTCAGGTACGAGGATGCCTAGCTTTTCAACGGACGTCTCGTAGGCCCGACACACTTCTTCCCAGAGAAGTCTCGGATGCTTGTTGTCGCGCCTGTACTTGTTGCACTTCGCTTCGCTCGCGATGACAAAAACTTCCTCGCGAGACATACCCGCTTCGAAGAGGAGCATTTGGAGCTGCCACAGTGGCTTACTCCATCCACCCTCTTCAGGACCGGTTTGCGGTTCTACGTCGAAGATGCTAAACACGATCGGGTTGATCGAACGACGGTACCTCTGCATGATGTCGAGCGGAGTCTCAGTCGGTAGGACGACAGGCATAGGATCATGGCTGCGCGCATTGACTCGCGACTCTTTGTACTCCTGAAAATCTTCAGGAACGAATGTGGTACGTGAGATCTTGGTCGTACTAATGTCTGATGGCGGCTGGTACTTGAGGTTGTACGTAAACGGTACTCGAAGCAGTTGTGTTAAGTCCCATCCCCCGTTGTCTGCTCCATCCGGCACGTGATGGTACGCGACGTTCTTGCTTATTTGCTCCGCGTCAGCCGGGTCGGTCGGGTCCCGCATTACCCACAGGGCCTGCCAACGGTTAGGTGAGCTCTCAATGATGATTGATGGTTGGACTAGTAGGAGACTGGGATTACAAGTGTCGAGGTCAGCCCAAACGCTTGTGCATATCTTGACGTTTTCCTTGTAGCGGGCTGATGCTCCGCCTGGCGGCCTTTGATTTGTGGCGAACAACTGGGGACAGAAGTACGTGTTGGCACCTTTGAAGTTCTGTTCAACATGGTGGAGCATATTCGGCAGCTGAGCTGGGTAATCGAAGAAGTGATCGGACCACTTCTTCTTTCCGTCTACGAACTTCATGTACGAGATGCAGACCCAACCTTCTTGCTTGCCGAACGCCATTTTGAAGAACGCTTCGCGCTTCACCGCTCTGTCTTCCGGCGTAGCCGGATAGGTCATCGCTCACCTCCATTCGAAGTAAGGAACCGGAGAGCAGAGCCTCCAGATCTGAGCACTCGTTCGCGCCGGCACTACTAGAGTAACCTCGCCTGCTCTCCGGTCCGTCTTCTACCTTACTGGTGTGGTGTTACGAGAGCAGCGAGGCAGCGTCGCTCGCGCTGGCCACCTTGCCGGACGCTGCTCCAGCGGCACCGGCCTTGTTCCAGGCCGACGGTGCGAAGAACGTCTTCGGCTCGAACTTCGGCTGGTAGACCTTGGATGGGTCCTTCTTGTCCTTGGTCTCGCCGACGTAGACACCTGCGACGACGATCGTCTGGTCGATCAGCTCGCTGATCCGAGGAACACGTGTCCGACCGGACTTGCCGGCCTCGGAGAAGCCGATCGCCTTCATAATGAGCTGGATGGTGTAGAGTGCCGGCGGGAAGAGCATCGCGTTGGTCCAGCACTTGCGGCCGACGTAGACGTTGCCCTTCTTGTCGCCGATCACGTTGAACTTGATCGCGTAGTACGGCTTGCCGTTGTGCTTTTCGGACTGCGAGTAGCGCATCTCGACCTCTTCGATCGTGCAGAGGTACTTGCCACTCGGCAGGGGCTCGATGTCACGCGGAGTGGTCGAGGCCTCCTCGTCCGAGAAGTTGACGTAGAGGTCTTCCTCGCCGTCGAAGTCGGAGCCGCCGTTCAGAATCTGGTCTTCGATGTCGCGAGTGTCACTGGGATCAGTCATTGCGTTTTTGTCCTTTTCAGCTTGTGAGAATATCGATCGGATCCATCTCGGTCAGCGAAGGTGCTTGCGCCTGACCGAGCTCGCCTGTCTTCCGGACGACGAGATCGTAGATCTTTCCCATGTCGGGATCGACCATGATGGGTGGCAAAAGACCTGAACGGTCCTTCGCAACGGTGGTCTCGGTTGCCTGCGATTGCAGGACGCGAATCTGCTTCTTTCCTCCTTCGACCTCCACTTCCTTGACGCTGTAGTACAGCACGATGTCCAAGAAGGCTGCAACCTCCATGGCCATCTTCCCGCTCAGGGACGGGAGCTTTACCGGTCGCTGGAAGCGATCCAGCTTTTCCTGCTCCAACGCCGTGAAGATGACGTTGATCGGCAAGTCGCGGAACGCTCGCACGAAGCGACGCGTCTGTTCGAGGTTCTTGCCCCACTCCCGAAGGCTTGGGACATCCATGTCACGATCGCCGCCTTTGTCCTCGACGAGCTTGATCATGATCTGGTCCATGTTGAACTTCTGGACCTCGGTCAAGCTGTCGATGATGACGGTCTGGATGCCTGTTCCTCCGGCGTACAGCTCGTCGTAGACCTTCTGCATGTCGCTCCATGCACCAACGCGAACTGACTCTACGCCAGGGAAGTCCTTACGTAGCGTGAGCCAGCCACCTTCGATGTCGATGAGGAGTACTCTCCTCATTTCGTCGACGGTGAACGCTGAGCCACCCAATCTGGTCTTGCCGACACCTGATCGGCCGTAGACCATCATGTTGAAGTTGGGCTCCTGGTCGATGACCCTTCGGATCTTCAGACCACCGATCGACCTCTGTGTGAGGTCAACCGCATTACCTGGAATTGTCACTCTCTCCTCCTAGTTCGTCCTCATCGATTCGGACGTCTCCCTCGGCCCGGAGCAAATACACATCCTGGTGGTAATGTCGTGCGTGCTCGAGTGCCTCGATCCTCTTGCGCAAGGACATAACCGTGAGTCCCAGGAAGATGACGGCTAGGACTAGGAGTGAGATAACTACTCCTTCAGGCATCATCGCTTGTATCCTATCATGCGGAGGCAGTTCTGGCACAGTGACAGTGATGCGGCTTTGTCGTACTCGGCTTGCGATCCGCTACCGAGCCAATCAGCACTGCTGCCGAAGAGGGATGGTGCTACGCCGCAGAGAGCCATGACGGTAACAACCTGCTGGAAGCCATGCACAGCAACGCTACGCTTTCCGAGGTATCGCCAGTACATTTCAGTCCGAAGACGTTTTTCGGTCTCAGGCGTCAGATTGGTTAGTTCCTTCGCCATTATTGGCCGCCCTTGCTGTCGGTCGAGGGAAGGTTCTTCTCCCAGTACCGGCGCTCACGGTGTTCGAAGTTCGAGATGAGAAGGTACTCGACGTCCTCGTCGCGGTTCAGCCCGATGCATGGCTGACGGAATGCGCAGAACGTACACGCGAAGCGGCCTGGCGAAGGGTAGATGCGTAGCCCAGGATCGATCATCTCGCTCGCCTCGAGGAAGATGTTCCTTCCGGCATTGCGAAGCTCCGCCACGCTACGAACGACCTGCTTCCGACTGTAGAAGTGTGGCCCTTTAGTCTTGAGCCACTCCAGGAACTCGTCGTATGCTCCCGATTCGTACCCCAGCAGGTCGCCTTCCTTGATCGTGTCGAGGTACAAGTCGTACGAGGTGTTCTGCATCTTGTTGACGGAGTACCAACAACCCTTGCGCTGCGTCTTGTTCGGCTCTGGTTCGATCGGAAATGCCTTCTTCATCTCGTGGTGGATGAAGCCGGCGACTTCGATGCCGAGTGTCCAGAGCGCCCAGCAGTACGATGTGATCTGGTCATCGAGCTGGATAAACTCATCAGGAGAGTCCTGCTCTTCTTGACCCGAGAGTCTAGCCGCCGTCTTCCAGTCTACGATCCAGAGCCGACCGAACTCATCCTGCACCAGACAGTCGATGCGCCCACCGTAAGTGACGGGTAGACCCTTCCACTTGCGGTAGGTGTCCTCATTCCATGAGTTGGTATCCGCGATGGTCAGAAAGACGCCTTCGACCCACTCAGCTGGGTAACCCGAGGGCTTATTCGCAATGAACCACTTGGCGAAGAGTGTCCAGCAGTTGTTACACTTGCACCAGAGCTGCTCACCGGTGTCAGGATCGACGATCGGGACTTCGAACTCGATCTCAACCCTGATCGGGACGAACTTGGTGTCGAGCTTCGGGCTCACCTTGCTGCAGTGGTACCGAATCATTCCTTCACCGAGGACGAGGCGCTCGTTGTAGTCCTCTTCGACCTCAGGATCGATCTGGCCGTCGTTCACTCGAATGTAGGCGGCCTTCTGCTCGTTGCACATGTCCTTGAAGGCGAGGACGGAGAGAAGCATCCGAGTGTCTCGGTCTGTCGACCAGAACATCGGGTCGTACCAGGTCTCCATCGCCTTATGGAAGGCACTGCCGAACTCGAGAGGCTTTGCAGTAGTCGTTGGATACCAGCGATCGTTGAACAGCCAGTTCCAACGCCTGCGACATCCACGATAGCTGAGACGCTCGCTTGTGTGTAGCGAGTGAGTAAGCTTCGCTTCGATGTAGTCATTTACATCCACTTTTACCCTCCTCTCTTATTATACCCCTGTATACGTAGTTGACTTCAAGGGGGCCCACAATCGTCTTTTTGACTTCCTAGACACTTGGTTAGACGATTGTGGGCGACCTTCACTTCAACTACGGGTGACGATAGAACGAAGACGGCATCTTGGCAAAGTGCCCGGTGAAACATCCTTGTCCCCAAGGACCGTAGGCGCCGTCACCTGTGCATCGTTTCCATGGCGAGGTACTCGTGTTGGTGGTGACCGCCGGCCCGCCGCTGCAACCCGCGTCCTGGTACAGCGTCAAATACCCGGAGGCATTCATGTAGTCGGCGTTGGCCCAATCGTTCCAGCTGCCGCCGATGTTCACGCAGGCGAAGTCGTAGTAGTACAGGTTGAAGTCGTATTCGTCCCCCGACCAGACAGGCGGATTGGCGTACGAGTGGTAGATGGCGAGCTGATACCAGGCCAAGCTGGCCGAAGGACCACTGGACTTGGACAGTTCCGGCTGACCGCTCTTGACCTTGTCGGTGTCGATCGTGATGACCTTGAGCGGAACACCCGGCGTCGGGCCGCCAGCCTGAGTCACCCAGGTCACTGAGATTCCAGGAACAGATGCCAGGTCGATCGGTCCAGCCTGGGCTGGTGCTGCGGTAGCGACGAGGATGCCTCCTACCACCATCAAGATGGCGAGCAGCGCCTTGGTCTTACGGATCACTTGTCCTCCTTGGGACATTGTATGGGATGGTACTTTGTTGCCTTGATGCGGAACTTACTCTATGCGGAAATTCCCTTTCGCGGCCCTGTGGGTTACTTGGTGACCTTCAGGGCATTGATGAAGATGAGTTGATCAGACTCCGCCTGGAATCGATCCCGTTGGCTCTGCAACGTGTAGGAAGAGTCGACGTTGATGCGCCTTCGTTCCTTCTGGCTCGAGCAAGTTGCGAGGTTGGTGCATGGCGCCTGGTTTCGGCTTGCCACACTTTGCACAGATCCACCAACCCCACTTGGCGCCCCGCACGGAAGACTTCTCCATCGGAATGCACGAGCAGAATTGTGTCGGCTTCTTGAAGATGCCGCGCACACGAACTGACTCGCGCTCGGTACCACTTGGTTGTAGCGTACCAGCGAATGACTCTGCGTCAGCATCGTCGTCGAATTCAAGGAGCACGTACTTTGCCATTAGGTTGTGCTCCCGAGATCGGTTACGAACTGAGCTCGCCGGTCAGGTGCAACCGTGGCGTCGTGTTCCTGATCGTTCCAGGTCAGTAGACCACTTTCTCCAGTGTGCACCGAATCGTTTCGGAACGGCTCGCGGATCTTCGCCTCAAGTACTTCTTCCGGATCAGGAAGAGCAACCTCATCCATCGGACGCGCCTCTGGATACTTTTCGAAGGTGTACTCATCGTGCGGAGCGTCACGCAGGCAGGGGTCCTCCTTGGCGTGGTGGTGGATGATCGTCTCCTCACGAACACCCTGCCGTGGCCCTTTGCCATGAATGAGCCGGAACGCTTCCTGGCGCAAGACACCTAGGTCCGTTCTGCCTTCGCGGTGGTATGAATCACGGCGCATTGGTTTGCCCTCTCGCTTGAACGTAGATCTCCGTACCCTCTTCCCAAAGCTTTCGTGCTGGCCAATCTACTCCGACGACTTCGCGGCCCGAGTAGTCGCCATGACCTTTGAGGGGGATGAGTATGAAGCTGGCGAACGACACCCACGGACTGAGGATAGCGCACACAGGATCTCGATATCCGCGCATCGGCGTGATATGGCACGACCCTCCAGATGAGCAACAAAAAAGGGCAGCCCGAACACCCACGGCCCTTCGCCGTAAGTGGTCGAGCTGCCCATTCTTGCGATCATTGTTAGGTCGAACTGGTTACTACTGTGGATGGCGTAATGTCCGACGAGCTCGCCATCCTCAATTTTCGGAGGCAGTCCCATAGCCGAAGACCACGTGGGAGTGTACTGCGTCATGCGACTGCTACCTCTTCCAGTTCAGGCTCAAGTACAGGTTCGTCCCCAAGAAGCATTCTCAACCAACCCCACTTGAGCTTGATCTGCTGCAACCGACCGCCATCAACCGTATCTTGGGCGACGACGTCAATAACCTCGACCGCATTCTTCTGGCCGATTCGGTGGCAGCGATCCTCTGCCTGCTTGTTTCTCGACGGATTCCAAGTTCGGTCAAGGAACACAACTGTCGATGCTGCTGTCAGTGTAATGCCCTCACCACCCGCGTGGATCGTTCCACAGAACACGCGGGCTTCGCCGAGCTGGAACTCGTCGATCACTCTTGGCCGCTCCGCCTGGCTTGTATCACCAGTCAGAACGACGTGTGGTACGTTTGCCTTGCTCAGCCGCGTTGCTAGAAGTCCGATTACCTGCTTGGACTCACTGAACACAACCAGCTTCTTGTCTGGGTTGTCCTCAAGGAGCTCCATTAGGGCATCTAGCTTGGTCGATGGTTCGCGCAACCTGACTTTCCGAACCTCGACCCATTCGCCATCCTTCTGCTGTCTAACGGTGACGATCTCGGCGAACGCTAGTGCGAACTGCTTAAGTCTGGTGAGCTGTGCTACAATGATGGGAGCAGCAACAGGCTCTTGTTCGTGCTTCCCAATCCAAGCCAGCATTTCGTCACGCATCTGGTTGTAGATACGCCTCTGCCTGGGATTGAGATCCACCGTAATGGTGGTGTAGTACTTGTCGGGGAGCTCGGGAAGCACGTCTTCCTTCTTGCGTCGGATGTAGTACGGCTCCATGGCTGCGTGAAGTTCCTCGACGTTACCTACGCCGACGATCTTCTTGTACGCATTCTTGTGGTACTTATCGCATCCTACTGCCAAGCACTGTCCAGCGGTGTGCGTCTGTACCTTGACGAAGTACCGGAAGAAGCGGTGGTAACTTCCCCAAACGAGCGGATACAACCAGTTTAGAACCGACCAGAGGTCTTGCGGTGCATTGTCTGCTGGTGTACCGCTCAGCGCGGTCTTGTACGACGTACGTAGTTTCTTCAGGCGAATGGTCTGCTGCGCCTTCCGATTCTTTGCACGGTGAACTTCGTCAGCGATAACGTGCCACCAACGACCTTGCTGGAGTTCATCCATGAGACGCAGCCCGTCCCAATGGATTACGTAGTAGTGGTACGGTTCGTGGAGCTTTCTTGCTAGCTCGTCCCGATTCTTGGGATTGATCACCGCAACGCGTGCTGCTGGCCACATTGCCTTGATGTGCCGTTCCCACGAACTAAGAACAGACAATGGGGCGATGATCAACGTCTTGCAATCCGTCTGCTTATACCCATTCAACTGGGTAGTACGGCGACGGAGATCGAGCGCGAGAGCCTCAACTGTCTTACCAAGGCCCATATCGTCGCCGATCAGCACGGCAGGCACCGTCACGAACTTGTCGACGGCTACCTTCTGGAACGGGTACAGCTTCACTGTCTCACCTCCTTACAGCCAGTAAGCCTTACCCTTCATCTTTGTTGCCTTCGTAGTGTCGAAGTCCTTGATGAGGAATCCGTCACCCTCCAAGTTGTATGGCTCGGAGAGGAGCTGTTCGAACTCATCGTCGACTAGCGACTTACACGCGCACGGAACTAGCGCATGGTACGGAAGTTCGTCGTGGACGTGCTGTCCGATCTCGTACATTCGGCAGCAAACCATCCGCATCATGGCGGCGAAGGAGTTCATAGCGAAGTCGAAGGCAGCTCCACCAGGCTCGAGATTGCCGTCCTCAATCATCTGGTTCATGACTGCATTGATGGTGCTGCATGTCTCGCCGACAAGGGCACTAACGAAGTGTCGAAGTCCTACAGGACTGTGGTCCATATCCTCCGAGAGCCTCCCGTTTGAGAGTTCCCCGTCGGGTCCGTCCGGAGTGTACAACTCCGCCCAGACTTCCCTCAATCTGTGGACTTCGTCCCACGCGCTTCTGCCCAACTCGTCTGCGGTAGCCATTCCACCTCCTACCTAAGGTAATAAGGAAGTCTAGACGTTAAAAAGACCTGTTTAGACCTCAGTTAGACAAAAGGAATCGGCTGTCGTGGTAGATAGACGTGCCCTTTTGTCTAACAAACGTCTAACGGGAAACTTCGGCTCCACCTTCGAGCTCGCGTCGGACCTGACGCTCGAGCATCGCGTTCACTTCGGCAGAGCGATCCGGAATCTTCGGGAACTCCTTCGTTCGCCGAACAAGCGGCGGCGGAATGCTTCCGTCCGGGTTGATCTGGACGACGCGGCAGGTTGTACCGTACCATCTGCAGCGCTCGTTGGCACAGCCGAACGTGTGAAGCTTAGTCCCCGGAGGAATACCAGGCTTTCGAATCGATGCTTGACCAGTAAGAACTCCTGGCTGGTCGCACTTGGGACAGCGACGAGCTTCCTCAAGAGTCGTCTCAGTCACTCCGGACTCCCCTCCAGCCGGGATACTCGCATCTCCAGCTGGCGCATCATTGCCATCATGTCCTTCATCTGCTGCTGGAGAACTGTCATCGTGTTGCCCCGGCCTGGTCGCCGAGAACTGCTCAGCTTCCACTCGTCGAGGTCCGGTTCCTTCCATAGCACCCACCTGCTCGTTGCGGAACCGCCTCCACGTCGAAGCTGCTCGATGCAGCCGATGCTGATGAGGCGGTTTCGGATGTCGGTGTAGTACGGAACAGCCAGTCGGAGCTTCTTGAAGAGATTGGTCAGATGACCGTCATAGACCCGGAGGCCTAACTCCGGGTCTATCTCCGACTGGACGACCATCTCCTTGTAGACATTGCAGGCGTGTTCGAACATCGCCGGCGTGACTTCCAGGTCACCAGGACCTGCACCAGGAGTAGCTACCGCTACGTGTGTCTCAGCCACCTATTCCCCTTAGCTCAGTGACCTTCGCACGAAGGACTTGGAACGTGTTGATCTTCTCGTGGATGTCTGCGACCATCTCGAGGAAGTCCTCAACATCGTTGACTGGGTCTTCCTCGATTGCACAGTCTAGACACGCCTCCAAGGCGTCGATCTCGTTCCCGAGGACGCCATCGAGGAGTTCCAGTTCATCTGGACTGAATTCCGCCATTATTCTACTCACTATTTTACCCTCCTCTCTAATTATATAGTGGCACGTAAATTGACTACAACGGGTCTCCTTAAGACTCCCTATATCTATGTAACACACTGTCATGTCCTACGGAAACCCACAGGGCCGAACTGTGTAGTGTTCGCATAGCAAATCCTGGTTGCGCGCAAAAAGAAAGGGAGCCGACAGGTTCGATGCGATATCACGTCCTACTTGATACCGACTCGCCCTTATCGACTCCCTTCCTTTTCGGCTACGGGCAGCGCCATCAACCGCGCTCGCAACCTGGACTGCTACACCATAGTCACGCGCGGAGCAGCGGCCATGGCGGCTTGGTCCTGTATTAACGTTTCATGACGTGGGGACGGGAGGATTCGAACCTCCATACTACGGCATCAAAGCGGCCGCCCGCAGCTCTACCAGTTGAGCTACATCCCCTTGCAACGAACCTCCAACAACAAGCACTAGTAACCGTGGTGATAGCCCTCGACCTCGCAATTCAAAGGTGTGCCCTATGGTGACCTCTCATCCCTACTGCGCAGTGGTCCTGTGTTGAAGCTAGGACGTACGTTTCGGGACTAGCACACTTCCACCTCTTGCGTGGAGAAGACGCGATTCGAACGCGCGGTCCCACCCCTTTGGCAAATAATCCGAGTAAGGGTAAGGATCTATCGGAGTCACCTCTTGGCCTCTTGAGGTACTTCCCCTTGTCGTAAGGGGTGGTTAACCCCTTACGCCCAGTTACCAACTGGGAGCTTGTTGTGCTACTCGCCGGCGATCAGAACCTCGTACTCCGTGGTCGGAACGTCCCCGCTGATGAGCCAGCCGACCAGCTCATCCCAGGTGTAGCAGGCACCCCTCGGCCCGGTCGTGAACCACTTGCCGCCGACCTTGATGGCTGCGTAGGTGTACGTGATGCCGCCGTTGGTGAACTGCTTCCTGAAGCGGATCACCATCTCGTTGGGTGCTTCGTCCGGTCCGAACTCCTCGATGAGCCGGAGCTTCTCCTCGACCTTCTTGTCGATCATGCGCTGACGAAGCTTCTCGTTGACCGCCTGATCGATTGCACTCTCTCCACCGAGGTGGAAGTGCTGGTACTGTCCTGCTTCCTGCATTCTTACCCTCCTGACGTTGCTCTTACGAGGTGCGGGGAGGACTCGAACCTCCACTTCCCCACCGTGCAATCCTGGCTTCGTGTTAACCCTCCACCAGGCAGTGGGAGCTCTACCAATTGAGCTACCGCGCCATGTGCCTTTGGCCCTGAGCGGATCACCGCCGTCAAATCGTCCCACCGCGCCTTTCGGGGCGCTTCTTCATCCTGGACAAACCTGGGATGACGTGGTGCAAACCGATCGAACTCCCCGCTCAGGGCCTCCAGCCTTCAACGAACCGGCTAGGGTCTCCCCCTTTTAGCGTTGCCGGATCAACGTTTCCCGTCAGTACGACTGTCGTGTAGGCTCGTTTTGTCGCAGTTACGCCTGGATGGCTTAACTCCGGAACCAACCTACCGATGTCGCACTGACAGGCCTTACTGCGTCCATCACACGTTCGCTGGACCCTTTCGGGCGTAACGATTCGGTGGCTGCCGCTTCATAATGGACCCGAACGGTTCCCTCGTGCTATCCAACGACATCGCCTTCCGACGTACGCGTTGGCCTCGTTCCAAGGTAAAGGTTCGTGGCAGTATCCCTAGCTTGACTCGAACAAGCTGTCTACCCAGATCGCGGAGCGACATCTAGATTAGGGACCACGCAGTTCTTCCCAGTGTCGTCTCTTGCCTTAGGCTGTTTCCCTTGGCTGTCGCTTCCGGGCTGTTCCCTCGGCTCACCGTCTTGGTTCTCTGCGTCGTGGGACCTGGCCCGATTCGATCGGGCACCATCATGGCTTGTCAGGTCCCTCCTTGTTACTCGGCCTCGGTGACCGGGGTGTCCGTCCCCTCAGTCTCCGCGGGCGCCGTCGCCTCGGTCTTGGCTGCCTTCGCAGCGGCCTTGGCGGCAGTCGCGGCCTTCGAAGCGGAAACGCGAGTGTTCTTCGCGTCCCACCACGCCAGCCCCTCTTCGGGCTTGATGTACCACGCGTAGCCGTCCACCTCGTGAGTGGGGAACGGGTTCTTCGCGTTCTCGCCCTGGTTGTTCTTGACGTACGAGTACACCACCTGCGGGGGAACGGTCTTCCCGAGGTGGGCGCTGAGCAGGCGCGCGAACTCGACGGGCTTCACGTAGCCCTCCGGAGCCTTGGTCCGCGGGGTCGACGCCGTCTTGGCCGCCGTGCCGTCGCTCGCCACGGCCTGGGCGGGGATCTCGTCCAACTCGTCGTTGGGCACGTCCACGTCCAGGTTCGCGTCGTCGTTGACCTCGAGCTCGATCCCGGCCATGTCCTCGCTGGTGGCGGTCTCGTCCTCGGTGCTCTCGAAGTCGGGGGTGGTGTCGGTCTGCGTCATGGTAATCTCCTTGTCTCGACGCTTCCCTCTTGCTTATCTTCAATTATACTAGAGCCCCAAGCTCGACTGCACTGTTGATCTTGAAAATGTTTTGGGGCTCTTTTAACGTGGCCGATAGAGGAATCGAACCTCCATGCCCCCGAATTGCCTCTGCAGCGCTTCCGGTCGCGCCCAGTCCCGTGGGATCGCGGTATGTCGTCGGAAAGCTGAGGAGACGATCGGTGCTCTACCATTGAGCTATTCGACCTTGACCTGGACTGGAGTCTCCACTTCCAGTCCAGGCTCCTTACGAAAGGACCGCCAGTCCTTTGCTGGAACGCCTCTTGGCAGGGAACGTTCCAACGTGGGGCAGACAGGATTCGAACCTGTAGTCGTCGAATTGGTGACGCTCTCGAGCCTCGACGAATCATCCAACCCAGCGGGGACCGGCAATGGACGATGCTCTACCATTGAGCTACTACCCCTTGAGACCGAGCGGTGTGCGTATCCTGGTTTAGCCTCTCGGCCCCGCTCGGTCATATTCAGTTATAGGTCACACAGGATGTTCGTTACCCCCACAAGGCGCCAGCGCCCTTTAGTTAGTGGCGCGCATGGCAACCACCTCCTTTGGTCTGCTATTGCCTTCCTTCTATATTATACAGTGAGCACACGCTTCGACTTCAACGGTGCTCTTTTGGGCTATTTTGACACGTCGAACCTACTCTTGCGCGGCCTGTGGGTCCTTGCCTACGCGAGACCCGCCGGCATGCACGAGAGCACACCCATGACAACGAACATCACCGGTGCTACCCAAGGACGTGGATGGTTGTGTCGCCTCTTCGAAAGGTCGAAGTTGCGAAAGTACCGACGCCATCCACCGCCGCGTGCAGCTTTGAGTGGAAAGCCTATCATATCACAGTCACGGTGCTTAGCCATGTAAGCCTCCTCTATACCTAAGTATACAGCAGACCACAAAATCGACTGCAAGAGGGTCCAGTAAGTCATGATATCTACCTAATGAACCCCCAAGCGGCCGATTGCTACAGTCCGTCGTTGACGGGACGATCCTGCAGCATCTGTGCCATGTTCGTGGCTAGCGTCGCGATCTCGATCTGGACCCTTCGGTCATTCACCAGCTCGCGATAGAACCAGTGCTCCTCGTTGGTCTTCAGCGCTTGCGAGGCCAAAGAGCTATTTCCTAGGCAGCGCTGTAGTTCACGGCGCTCGATGTTATCGATGCGACGCTGAAGTGCGGCATACTTGGCATACGCCGCGATAGCCGCCTTCACGTAGAACTGGCGATCCGTTACCTCCACCACTTCTCCGTCTTCGAACTTCATGAGACCTCCGTCTCACGTAGATGCTGGAGGTCGTCGGCGTCCAGCTCTCGCATGTACGCCCTGACGTCGAGGAACTCGGTAGCTTCATCCGGGTCCTCGATCATCACCTGCACGCCACGCAAGGCGCGTGCGGACTCCTCCCGCTGCCGGGAATCCATAAGCATACGGACTCCCGGGATTCGCTTCGGTAACCAGCGCATGTACCCTCCTTCTTCGGCTGGAACCATGAAGGCACTCACCTTTCGATGAGTGCCAACAAAGCTACAGTCGAGGGGCTCGTGGACCTACGCCACTGCCGCCCGGCTTGCGCGTCTCGACTGGATTCCCAACAGGGAACCCGACTTCAGCCTCTGGCGCACCGTGCTCTTCGTCCGTCCAGACCCTGATGGAGTCGTCGATCTGGTCGTACAGCTCCGTGGAGCACTCAAGCCACACGTCACTGTCGCCTACCCAGGCGAAGTAGAGGAACTTGGCGACCTCGTCGTAGGTCCCCAGGTTATCTCCTTCACGGTACCCATCGATCAGGCCCGCAGCAGCGAGGATACGACTCCAGTCCTCCACCGACTTTGATTCGACCAGTTCCGCCGGAAAGCGGACGATGGCCTGAACCATGTACACTTTGTTCATTGCAGGCTCCTTCCAGCCACGACCGCCGACCCCTCTCAGGATCGACGATCGAAGCAGGAGGAACTAGCGCTTCGCCATCAGCGTCCCAGCGATGATACTGAGGATGAGCATCACCGCAAAGCCCATGATGCGAAACGCCTCCATGATGCCGATGAGCTCCGCTGCTTGCTCGGGGCTCATCCTTCGCCTCGCTCGAACCACTCCCGGATGTCCAGGCGCAGCTCGTTCTGCTTGGTGAGCACGATGGTGACTCGCAGCTCGCCCTTCTTGTAGGGCATCACCGTGAACGCCTTGTGCCCGAAGTTGTCCTTCTCCTCGATCCAGGTGTTGTTGGCATGCCCCGCGCCGTCGACCAGACCGTTGATCACGGCCACAGGGTCGGCGTCGTGGATCTCGTCCCCGTAGCAGTTGGCGATGTCCGTCAGCGCCTCCTGCACGAATGCGAGGATCTCATCGTTCAGTACCAGATGGGCTCCCTTACCAGGAAACATTACCCACCTCCTTTCGTGGGCACAGGCGCTACTCCGAGCTGACCCTGTACCCGCTTGCTAGTCGGTGTCCTCGACGTCGTCCTCCACGTCTTCGCCCTCACACTCGTGCTCGAGGCCACTCTCATCGATGGCGATACCGTCCTCGTCCCGAATGAGAACGCCATCGATGTGACACCGGTAGTACGTTTTCCCGTCAATGATCTCCTTCATGATCCCTCCTTTCGTGCCCGATTGCCATTGAAGGCCACGGCTATACCGACGGGCGCCTTGCTAGTAGGTGATCCCTTGGCCTGTGAGGATGTCGATCGCCTCACCAGCCGCTTTGATCTCCGATGTGAGGAACTCTACATCCTCAGCACCGAAGCGGGCGTCACCGTTGTACTTTGAGTCCAAGTCAGCCCTAAGGCGTTCCCTGTACTCCTTGAGCGCAAACCAGACCGTCTTCGCACACTCCTCCGGCAATTCGATCATCGCCGGGTCCAGGTGTGTGTCTTGCCGTCGTAGTCGCAGTCGTACGGAGTGGAGTCCTCCGCCGTGCTGTGACAGGTTACAGTCTCTCTCACCATGTGGACGGCCCATGACTGCAGGATAAAGGTCGCTGCAAACCATGTGATCGCACCGGCGATCCAGATGAAGGTCTTTCTCTTCATGTTTCACCTCCGCGGGTGGCTGGCATTGAAGCCTACGCCTATAGCGACCACCCTCCACCTAGCCTGCGAACTCGGCGTCGACGATCATCTCGGCCAGGTGGTGGTCGATCAGATCCTGTGTCGTGCCGATCCTGCGTGCGAACGCGATGGAGTCGAGGACCATACGAATTCGACCCTCTCGATCCGTGTGCGCCAGCTCAATGGCGTGCGCGATGGTCATGACCTGACGGTCATCGTCCATCTCGTTCTTGACCGCCCAGACCTGCATGCGGTCCTTGTGCGACTTACTCGGGGAGAGCGTCTTCCCCGTCGAGTCCGTGCACCGCTGGCCCTTGATAGCACCGCAGACGTTGCAGGGATCCGCGAGGTACTCTTCCCTTGCCGGTCTTCCCATGGTATACCCTCCTTGGTCGGGATGATGGCGTGGGTCAGTGAGCTATGACGCTCGTACCCCTATAGGGCTGACCCTCCTTGCTACTCCGCCAGCACTTCGACGTACGTGATGCGCTGGCTGGACTCGCCGATCGAGCCACTCGTTGCGGTGATGGTCGCCCTCGACGCGTCGAAGTCGGCGTACTGCAGGTTCTCGACGAACGCCTCGATGGCGTCGACGGGATCGATGTCGAGCTCGTAGTCCATCGCCTCGCGGATCGATCCGGCGAAGTCGTCCCGGTCACTCGCCTCGTAGCTCGTAAGCGGAACGAACTGCGTGATCGTTACGGTCCGCGAGACGAGCAGACCCTTTACCATTTCGGACATTGTTGTCCTCCTTTCGTGGACTGGCTGCCTCGAAGCTACGGCCCATGGCTTCGCAGAACCCACAGGGCCTTTGAAGCTGCCGACCAGTCCTCCCAGCTACTTAGCGACCGGACACTTGATCACGATGCCTTTCGCTGGGTGCGGCTCGAGATGGTTGAGAACTCGCTTCAACTCGTCCAGGTCAATCCTCACCCAGACCATCTCGCCGACTTTTTTGGTCCCCCTCCGTGTTCCCACGTCAGGCTCCCTCCTATCGTAGGATCGCCCCCTGATGAAGAGGACGATTTGGTGCCGATTGGTAGTGTGCGGAGTGTAGCCAGATCCTAACCACAATCTATGCCCGTTCCTACGACCCCTTGCAGTCGAACGAACATAGAACCCCTTGCAGTCGAACCCTCCGTCTTGTGTTACCGTTGATCTTTTGATCTTGAAGAGTACCTGTCAAGCGTACCTTCAATTGTGGACGGAGTGGATTCGATCCCACGTCCCCTGACTACGGGATGATCTCGACCTTTTCATCGATGACCGCCCGTGGTCCGCGCTCGAGATCGAGCATCGAAGCGTGGAAGACTGACTCTACTACCGTACAGAACCCTATGGCTTCGTGGAGCGCTTCGAGCTTGTGCGCAAGCCTGTCTCCAGGCTTGTCAAGGTCGAGACCCTCCACTTCGGCCTTCGCCTCTGCCGGCGTACTGCCTGGGTAGCACCTCTCCACGTCGATTACCTCGACAATGGTCAAAGTGCGAGTGATGCGTAATTTGGCCACGATGGCCTCCTTTCTTGCGTGGAACCCGTGGCATCGAAGCCTACCAGCAACATCCTGGCCGGGTCCCCTGTCTTACTCGAAGTCGAAGTCCGTCTCTTTCGCCTCCCAGTTGTCGAACTGGAAGAGCACCTGAGTGCCTTCTCCGTCGACCATCACGTCGTTGTAGTTCCCCCACAACGGTTCGGACTCACCACCGAACTCCCCGCCAACGTACTTCGCGAGGTACATGGTCTTACCAACCTCACCGGTGTGCGTATACTCTACGCACGTAGCGATCAGGTCACTGAGTAGGCTTGGGTCGAGACCCGCCTTCTCGAGGTCCCCGATGATGGTATCGGGTAGGGTGACCTCGTAATTCATGGTGACACCAAATTTCATGGCGCACCTCCTTTCGCGGATCCGTTGGATTGAACCGTAGCCACACTATCTGGCCGGACCCTTTGTGCTACTTCAGTCGAGTCGACCCGTAGCAGTCCTTCTGTACCTCGAGCGCCCGAATGATGTCACCCGTCCTGACGCTCTCGTCGAACTCGAACCACACCACCTCTGTACGCGCCGGCTCATCGCCTCTGGCTGGTACAACGATGGACAAAAGTGCCCCCACCATAGCGGCCTCCTTTCGTAGGGGCGTGGCATTTGATGCCCACTGTCAACGTTCACAGGCGCCCCCTGTGGGTTACCGTGGCACGCGAATCTCGAACCACTCGTCCCCACGTTCGAATCCGTACTGCAGGTAGTCGGGGTACTCGTCGATCACCTCGAGATCGAGTTCCTCGACTAGGTTGTCGGCACTAGCTTTGTTCTGGTCGTAGATGTGTACGTGGATTTCCATCTCGACCTCCTTTCGCGGGTTCGTGGCTTTGAAGCTACTCCCTAATTCGGAGCGAACCCTTTTTGCTGTTACTTCTCCCTCGTCCCTTTGTAGACATCGTTCGCAGGGTCAATCGCGCACAGCATCAGGATGACTGCGCTGACCGCGATTGCGAGGGCAATGATGGCAACCGACATGGTAGCCCTCCTTTCTACGCCAGGAGCGCTGGATTCGATCCTACCTCCACGTTCGAGGGCGCTCCTGCCCTTGCCACACACCCACAGGGCCTGAATCAGCTGGGGAGCAAGCTCCTCCTGTCGAGATGCGCAAGGTTGTTGGTGCCGTTCCTTGCAACGTTCGAGCGCCAGTCCCCAGCGTCCTCGAAGTCGAAGGGGTTGTTCCGGTAGTACGCCCTCGCAAGGGCTAGTGCGGCGTCCATCCGAATCCGAACCGCGGCGCGATATGCCTGCTCCTTGGCTCGGGGCTGCATCGATAGACCCGTGACGTCGTTAAACGCCACTATCGCCGCAACCAAACGGGCTACCCCATCCGGGTGCATCCGTTTTTTCGGTACTGATTGGACTGTGGTACTGTGTTGCATGGTGGGCTCCTTTGATGGTAGGAGTGGACATTTAGCCCCCGCAGCCAAATGTATCCCGTCATGCTATTTAGCGGTTCAGGTGGGAGAGTGATGAGCTCTCCCACCGTC